GTCCTTGATATGGCATTACATGGCTCCTTGCTCTGCGTCACGCTCAATGCGTGTCATGTAGTCTTCCCGTGCAGTAACCAGTGCCACAAAGTCTGCTTGGTTAGACGGGATTGGATCAGTGAAGCTGTCATCATTCATCAGCTTGGTAGTCCACTCTTGCTGCATACGTTTCCAACTGTTGGCCTTCTTGCCAACCATTGCAGCTTGTAGCCAATCATTAATGTTCAGCAGATCATTCAGCAAGATAGCTTGCTCTGTGTCTGTGACTTCAACTGTAAGTGTAATTGTTGCCATTGTTATGTCTCCTTTAAGACAGGGTTATTTCGCCCTTGGTTATGCTACGAGGTAGCCGCTGAAATACGAATCTGTGTTAATATCCACAGTGCTTGAAGAAACAGGCATGTATATTTGGATTTTCGCGGTGTCGGAAGCGTCCATGTCCAACAGTAACGATTGCGTAAAAGTATATTTTGTGCTTGTTGCATCAAAGACGATAGGGTCAAACGCCGCATAAACTGTGCGGTTGGAGACAACAATTTGTAGCTGCAGTACGCCCGTGCCAGTGGCGGGGATTTGGTCTAGGCCAATAAAAGTTGACAGCATATATTTGCCCGTAACAGGGGCTGTAAAAATTCCATTGCTGGGATTAAAATCAGCATTTTGGTCAAATATTTCTGTGCCAAAAATCAGCACATTTACATAGTTTGCTAAATTAGTTTGCGCTGAGGCAACTTGGGCCAAAAACGCTGGCTGTAATGGCATGGTGACTGCGCCATTTAAATCTAAAGTAAACTGAGGCGCTGATCTAGCGTTAGCACCGTTTGTTGCAATGTTTAAGTTTCCAGTTGACGAACGGTAATCAAAAGTTGCACCTTTCCCATTTCCTTCTGAAATAGTTAGTTGTTCTTGTGAACTCGTAGAATGTATTCTTGTTTGTGGCGTAGCAGTGCCCGCTCCAAAATTAGACACACCACCAAGAATTAAATCATCTGTACTTGCATCCCATTGCATAAATGCTGAAGCAGTAGCCCCAAAGAATTTAACGTCATAGCCTGTGTCATCTACGCCTACAGATAGTGTAGCATCAATCCCGACATTCTCATTAGCATCAATCGTGATAGCCGTGGCGTTAGCCGCACTAGAGTTTACCCGATTTATTTGGTCTGCTGCATCTCTTGCGCGAGTCATGGTGGTATTCCTTTAAATTTCTTTCGCTTCTAGCATTGCAGCATACGCAGCTTTAACGGCGTCGGTGTGGACAACTGCACAGATAGCTTGGACCTCGGCACTCTCACCTGAGACGTCTGCATCTGGTGCAACGACATGCCTGTGGAACGCACGGCTGATCTCAACACCATCGCGTGATATGACGTTTGCGGTTCGCACTTGAATGTGCTTGTGATCACCCACGATCTCTATTTTATCTTGTACTTCTGTCTCTGTAAGAGCCATGTTGGCCTCCTGTTTTATCGTGGCGTTAGTGCCACCTGTCCGACCCAAAGATATGCGGTGGGTTATGCGGTTGTTCTGTAGCTTAAAGTCCCTCGAAACGAGGTGGTGTTACTAATCATACTTGTATTCATGTAGCTGGCTTGGGAGCCACCAGCAGCAGGAATGTAGTTAATCCAGCCGACTGTTGCTGTGCTGCCCATCTCGACCGCAGCATAAGAAATAGCAGAGTTTAGATTAGTCCATCCCCAAAGGCTTCCAGTTCCAGATGGGGAGCCTGCATGGTTATAAGGTAGCCCAAATATCATTGAGTATGCCCCAGACATGTTGCCTTTGCTAGATAAAGTTACGGAAAAATGGGCTGTAACTTGATTTCCGATTTTTGTGTAGTTGCCAGAGGAAGTGCTATAGGTTTGCGTATACGGAGAGCTTTGTCCATACCCAATAATCTGAGGCGACCAACTACCCTCTTCATAATCGTCCAGCTTATTAGCCGCCCCAGTGCCGCCAAGGTATATACCGCCAGCTAAATACAAATCAGAAAATCTTCCTGTGGCTTCCCCTAAATTACAGGCATTGTCTGTTGACCCTCCAGAGTTATTCGTCGGCACGATTGCGCCATTACCAAGACGTAGACCTTCATGACCGCTTTCTGTGCTATATATTGCTAAGTCACCACTTACAGCACCAATACCACCCACAGTGGAGCCGTCTTTATATAGATTTAAAACAGCGCCATCACTAGATGTTCGGTTCAGACTAAGCGGGTGACCGCCATCTCGTGTAATCTGGCTGTCGTTGTTAGCGCGTAGTGCTACGCCCTGTTGGGAAAAAGTGTTAGATGTTTTGCCGACAAGTACAGTTTCGCTGCTGTCAATCGTAATAGCTGTAGCATCTGCGTTGTCATCAATCCCTACTGAGTTAAACAAACCCTGCACAGACACGTTAGACTCAAAAGTAGTGGCGTTAGAAATTGTAGCTGGGGGAGCTACCTGCTGAACTGCAGGGCCTAAATGTATTACATATATGTTGTTGGTTCCCGAAACAGGAGCCGAAGTAAACGTAAGGGTTGTACCTGACACAGCATACGCAACAGTAGGGTCTTGCACCACGTTCTCTACTACAACCCGAACATCGTTTGTTACTGTTGGCTGAGACAGTGTAAAGGCTGTAGCAGCCCCGTTTCCGCTAAACGAATCTTTTACTGTAACTGCGTAGTTTTCTGCAGGTGTATTACCCTGATACGGCATTATGTTATCTCCAAAATACTCAGTGTACTATCGACAGAGTTAGCCGTGTTAGAGGTAACTTTTAAAACATCAGATGCTTCCATAACAACTTTTTGGTCACCGCCTATTGGCACAAAAGAACCGCCTGACGAAAGCGGTGCGTTCCTGATAAGGTATACATTGTTGCCGTCGTTATTTTCTAACTGCACACTAATCAAAACCTGTGTGGCAATTATGTTAGCAAGGGTAAGACCAATAACTGTTGTTTGCGCTCCATTAGCACCCGTATGTATAGTCATTGCTGTATTAGCATTTGTACTACCGCCCCCAAAAGTTTTTACTTTAAATGTGTTGGCCATATAATTACCCCAATGCTATCGCTAAGGCCACTGCTGTACCCGCAGGGTCTACTTGTAAATTTGTTTGCGCACCTGCTACGTTTGATGCACCTGTTCCGCCGTCTGCTACAGCCAAATCTGTAATACCAGTTATAGACCCGCCGTCTATGTCAACACCGGTCTTAGCTTGGGTAGCCATAGTACCTAACCCAAGTGTACTTCTAGCTGCCGTAGCATTTGCGTCATCTACAAGCGTTCCGCCAAAAGAAGATATAGCAGACGTTTCAACCTTACCGCTATTAAGGTTATTAAAGTTCGCATCTACTTCTGCGTTAGTAAGCGGTGATCCTTTACCGGATCGAGTTACAATAGTAGCCATCAGCTACCTCACGATGCTGCTAGGGTTACAGTCCAAGTGACCTGTAGGGTATCACCGGAACCTTTATTAACTACCGCAAACACCGTTCGACACAGCATAGTTCCAGAAGACGCAGCATTAAAAATACCTGCTTCTGTTACTGCACCCGTAGCGACACCCGCACCGAAGGTAGTTACGTATATAATGCTTTCGTTATTAGAGCCGCTGCGAGTTGCACTAGTAAAGGCTACACGACTTCCAAGTTGACTACCTAGCGCTGTATTAGCAGCTGCAGCACTGCCTGTGCCGCTACCTAGGGCCTTGTGTGACATAACATCAGCTGATGCAGCAGTCATACGGCTAGTAATGTGGGCCAGACCCGCATTGACAATTAAGTTTTTTAGGAGGCGCTCGTCTTTAACAACACCCTTGCTATCTGTAAGAACAAGTTTTAGCTTGCCTGATAACCCTAAGTTTTCTTTTGAGTTCATTGTCACACCCCTTAGAAGGTTAATGAAGTTCCAACATAATCTGCCGCAAAATAATCAAAGCTACAATACCCTTGCGCCCTTATACTACCTGCGTCTCCTAATCCTAAACCATCCTGCACAGCTGATCCGACTACCAATAATGATGAATCAGACCAAGCAGCGCCATCGGCTACAGCTTTACTATACGACGAAATAAAACTTTGAGCAACTGTTATCCCGTCTGAGGCCGAGTTACTAAAAGCAGCGGCATACGTCTCCGACACATTTCCAGTATCAGTCTCTATGAGTTTATTCTTATTAAGCGCTATACCGTCAGTAAAAGAAGGGGTATCAAGCACACCCTTACCTATTGTAAACACGCCCAGTACGTCAGTAAAGCCAGCGGAATCGGCCACGTTTTTACCAAGTAACATAATAGGTTGTCTACCGGCAGTGTACCCTAGGGGGGTGTAATCTTCTAAAAAATACAACCCGCCGTCTTCTATACTAAACGGATCAGAAAAACCTTTAGCCTGTATCTTGGCGAATACCTCACTAACTGTAACACCATCAACTTCGTTTTTACTTATATTTAGTGAGTCGTCATCAGTTAACGCTGCATTATCGACTACACCAGCTTTGGTAAAAAACAGATTAGTAAGAGACTGTACTACTCCGTTGTCTTGAAAACGTAAAAAAGACCCGAACTTTCCGACCTCTATTTTTATTTTGTAGGCATGTGCTTGCGCAGATAACGCAAAAGTTGTGGCCCGTGTAGCAAGGCTATACGCACCGGTAGTTACTCTAGCTCGAAACTTCTGCGTAGTAGTCTTTATTCTCACGCAAAGTCCTCACGCAACCTAAACTGAATTGTATCGTACACAGTCTGTATAGTGTTGTCTGCGGCTGTCACCTCTAACTCACCTTCATAGTCTCCTGCTGCGCGGGTCAAATCACCTGCCTGCCATACAAGAACGGCTATCCCATTAGTTCCCGGATTAGATACAGTACACGCTCTAGTAAACAATGTAGTAGTAGACCCTACTGCACGAAATTTAAGCACCACTGTAGCGTTTGTTAGGTTTACAGCTGCTGCTGTTAGCTGATCGGTTACGGTAAACTGTAGCTGCGGACCGGTATCGCTACTAACTAGCTCTATACGTGGAGTTGAAAGTCTTGCGTCCATGATACTCTCCTAGGCAAAGGGCTGCTGGGCTACAGACACTGAAGCACGCATATTGCCAAGGTTTGCGTTCGCTCTGTATTCAGAAACTTTAGATATAAATTGTTTTGCGTGGTAAGAAGCCAGTTCTCTATCAGACCAAGCTACATTGGGTAGTACTAATAATTCCTGCAACGTCTTATGCACAATAGCTGGCTCTAGCTCGTCCATAATAGTATCATCCATACCTTCTGAATCTCGTGTAGGTTTTAATGCGTATATCATACGAACACTATACGTAGACGCTGCGTCAGGAGCCGGTATAACAATATAGTTGTTAGGTGTAAGCTGAGTGAATATCAAAGGCTGTGAGCCATATAAAGCTATATCAGCGTCAGTAGTAGAGTTCCTAACCCAGTTGGGGTATCTGCGAGTAGCCTCTTCTAGCGTCACTGCTGGTAGCGGTGAATCGTTTAGAGACGCAAACATTACGGTCTGAACATTAGTATCTACAGGTTTGTTGTATGGGTACTCATATTTACCGGCTGTGAGGTTAAACAAAGGCTGCTCATAGCGCCAAGCGAGCGTACGTTCACAAGTTATGATAGACGCATCACGAATATATTGCTCCAACATAGGTAGGGAGCATCCCGGTACACTAGGGTTTATTCTAGCAGCAAGTGAAGTAAAAGATCGTTCGGCCATTACACTACCTGTTTCCTATCTAATCCGCCAGTTTCTGTATCGGTCAATTCCCGACTGGACAGACCTGCGCCAAGTGCAGCAGTAAATGAATCTAAAAATAATTTAGCCCTTCCAGAATTTGCATGCTCGTCATCTATGGACTCAGCAAGGAAAACAGTACCGTCAACAAGTGTAGGCAGATACGCATCTGGTAGAGCAGCAATAGCAGCGTTAATCGCATAGTCCGCTGGTATCTGCACATACTCGCCAGTTATAACAATGCCAGTGACAGGTCTTGGGTACAGAAAATACCTGTTGGGGTTTCTGATGTGGCGCATATAGTTGTATGGCGTGCCTGCTGGATCACTTACCCACGCTGGATAGCTTTGGTCCAGAGACTCACGGTTTACTTCAGTAAGAACATTTCCATTTTGTATAGAGTATAGTTCTACAAGGCGTAACGAGTCAGACGGCATAACCTGTATGACTGTGTTAGGTGTAGTAGCTATAGCTGTAATACTTGAAAACAAATCAGGTCTAAGAATAATAACACGTTTGATTGTTTGGTTAACAAAACCTAATAGCTCAGCGTCAGTATACCTGTACGCAGCAGAATTAGTATCTTGCACTAATTGGCGTACGTCATCAATCACGTCTTGCGGGGTCATTCAGGTAGCCCCCTTGACGCATCAGCACCTATCTCTGAGTCTGCCAGAGGTGATGCAGAAAGCATGGCATCGAGTTCTTTTACTAGCCCATCTTCAGTGGCAAGGTCTAATGTTGCCTTGTTTTTTGTTCTAGTAACCTTGGCGCGTTGAACTTGAGCAGGTTTTAAAAATTTTTCTGGAAAAGCTTCTTCCTCAGTAATCTCTATAACTAATGGGTTTTGCGCAATGTACCTGTCCCAGCCGTAGATAAACCCGTCGTCTACATTTTTTAACCAGCGTTGTGTCATGTTGTTCTCCTCTTGCCTGACGGTGTAACTGGCCAGCTTTGTCGTTTAGAACTGGTCTTTCGACTAGCTATAGCGGTTTTTTCGGCCTTTGTCATCTTACTAGCTGCTGCCTTTGGGCGACACGCAGGATAAGGTCTGGAAGACTTTTGTGCTTTAGCCCTACCGCAAGGCTGACCGGTCTTTACATCAACCCATTTCTCTCCGAACCATTTTCCTAAACCCGCCATCAGCTTTTCTTTACCCTATTATCAGACCCTGACCAAGTGCCGCCGTCTTTCTTATACTGTTTAGACGCCCAAGCATTAGCGTACGCACTAGGGTACACGTCAAACTTACGCTTTGCTGCGGCTATCTTTGCAGCCCAAAGTTTAGGGTTGTTCGGTTTAGCTTTACTGTTTGCCATATCACCACGCCTTACATGACCAATAACGTGCCTTGGTCTTTGGGCCGGGACTATCACAGTTGTGACGCGCTCTGAAATTAGAACGCCTGCCCGGTTGGTCTTTTTTAATAGTCATATTCGGGTCCCCGAACATAACCTTAACAACTTTACCACTCTGACCTTTTACGTAGACTTGAGACTTCTTACGATTAAAACCGGGTTGGCCCTTACTAATCCTAGTAGGGTTGTTTAGCGTCACAGTTTTTCCTTGGTACTCAGCCATTAGCTTGCTCTTTTCTGCGAAGTCTTAGACAGGTCTTTAAAATGAAATACCCGCACGCTAGTTTTTCCGTGTTTAATACCTGTATGTACGGTTCCGTCAGGCATCTTATGAACAGCGCCTGTAAAAATAGCACCATCTTTTTTATAATGTTTTACGCCTTTAGCCATTAGGAAGTTACTCCTTTGATTACTACAAAATTAAGAACTATCGCTTGGGATAGTGCGCCGCCGCTTACATTCATAACACTGATGCTACAACTACCCGCTGCTACTGCACCAACTGTTAGCTGATAGCCGCCTGCCGTTCCTACGCTTGCTACGTTTACAATCAGTACATCCGTAGCAGCAATAAAACTATTTGTTAGCGTAAAAGCAGCTGTAGCATCGTCTGCTAAGGCCGCGTTGTTCATGGTTACGGCACCGCTTTTTGCGTTTAGTGTAACCGCAGTAGTCTTATTACTTGCTTGGGTTACAGTGCCGCCACCTGAAGCGTACCCGAATTTACCTAGAAGGTGTACTTCGCCAGTTCCGTTCGGCGTTAACACCAATGATCCGTTAGAGTTTGTAGCAGAAACAACGTTGCCGTCAAATTTAATATTATCAACAGACGCAGAACCTGTGCCAACTGACAAAGCAGTAGCAACGCCTGTGCCTCCAAATACAACTTTTTCAGACGCTGCTGGGCCATCGCTAACGTGCAGCAGTTGGTCATATGTGTCGTTGATATCGGAACCTGTTAAGTTAGTAGGCATCTAGCATCTCCTGAATAGGGTGAAAGGGGGCCGAAGCCCCCAATCAATTTTAGGTTTAGGAGCAATCAGAAACTAACGCCCACATGCGCATAACAGCGGCATCAGCAGCATTGACAGTCTTAATGTCAATAGTATCTGCAGCGGCATAGTATTTACCGTTGCTGTAACCTACCACAGTGTTTGGTGCAGCTTCAGCTAGCACTAGCGCTGTTGCGTAAGAAGCAGCAGTGTTAGCATTTACTCCGTCCAAAAATCCATCAGGATCAGTGCCGTCGCCCATGTCAACAGTACATGTAGCACCTTCTGCAGTGGTTACATCTAAACCAGCACAGATAACGTAGGTCTTAGCAGGAATCTGCATAACCTCTAAAACGTCTCCCGCGCCTATAGCAGTTTGGCCTTTAGCCAGACGGTCTGCAGCAATAGTACCCCAGTTAAGAGTTACTTCAATCATAGAGATTTTAGTAAGACCTTTATTTGGAATAGCCGCTACGCCTTTGTTAAAGCCAGTGTCTTCAGTATAAGTAGCCATTATTCAGACCTCCTATTAAAGCGTTACGACGGCTTGACAGATAGCTTCAGGCTTAACAACCTTGTAACCATATACCTGTAAACCGCGAACAATGTTTCCGAATGTAGACTCGGAGCGAATAGTTTCCATCTCTGTCATCTGTGATGCAAAGGTGAACCCCATTTTGTGACCAGCAATAACATCGAACTTACCACCAGTGTTTTTGATGTTATGGCTCATGTATACTGTAAACCGGTCGATCATACCCAAACGGCCATTACGCAGAGGCGACGTAGAGTCACCAGTAATAGACGCATCTTTAAGGTCTGAACGCTTGATTAAGCCAGCCATCTTAGCTGGAATAACAAGATAACGGTCTGACTCTGGGCTGTTAGCTTCGTCTAGCACTGTACCCATGTTTACGATCAAGTCGATAACATTATCTTTGGTAAGAGCTTCAGGAGCGCCTTGTGTACCCAAGTCAATATCGCCTGAAATACGACCAGCAGCTGCACCTTTGTTAGAAGCAGAAATGTCTGGAAGAATATCAGAGAGTACACGCTGGTCAATTTTAATCTTCATACGCTCGGAAGCGTCTTTAGACCATGTGTCCATCAGGTTTATGTCAGATTGGATGCTGTCAACATCGTCTTCAACACAGGCAAAATACTCGCCTTTGTCAATTAGAAGCTGCAACTTAGCTTTGTCAGGGTTCTCTACTGAAAGAGTTTGGCCCTTAACGTAATCACGAATGGTGATCTCTGGGGTAGTACGGATATTAACCGTGTCGCCCATGTTACGAATTTCACCTTCGTACACAGTGTTTGAGATTGCTGCCAATACCGTAGCATCGTAGAAATTCTCAATTAGTTTACCTGACCAAATTTCAGGGATGAAGTTGCCCGAATACTGCGGGCCACCGGGGGATACTGGAAATGCCATGTTAGGCTCCTATGTTTAATTATGCACTGACAATGCGACCTTCTCGCTGTGCGGCGAAAATGTCACGTTCTTTTCGGTCACGCTCTTGTTCCTTCCCTTTAAACTTACCCTTCTGTACATCAGAAAAAAACTTTTTAATGTCGTTAGAGTTGTAAGTTTTTGGTTCACCTGAGCCTTGAACAGCACCTGAACGTCCTCGTCCGGGGGCTACTTGTTTCTCAAGCTGGGAAGCAGCATCGGCTTTCCGACTGGGTTGAGCAACAGACTGGCCAGTTTGCGCCTTCCATGTAGCGAAGAAGTTTGTCACGCGACGTGCATCTAAATTACGCTGTGCGTCGTCAAGATACGTTTGTCGGCTAATACCTGTAAGCGGGTCAACGTCAAGTAACCAAGATTGAAACTCAGGGTCTACATTAACGTCTTGCCAGTCAGGTACTGCGCTCTGAATATCAGCCCAAAATACTTGTTCCGTGGTAACTGCTTGCCTATGCTGTAGTTGCTGCACTTGCGGCACTACGCTGGTCTGCATACCCCTTACAAGGTTTTCTAACTCGTCAATACGTGTCTGTTGTTGAACAACTTCTTCACGACTAACTCTGCGCATTACATCAATGGAGTCACCGTACTCTTCAACATCAGCGGCAGTAACTAAAGCCTGTGCTGGTGCTATCGAGGGTTGGTTAGGTGTACCCAAGGTTGTCATAAGCGATTCTAGTTGTGAGACACGAGATTCGAGTTCACGCTTTTCGGCGTGTAGGCGTGGTACTTCAGCGTTATACATTCCTTGAAGCGACTTATACCGCTTCTCAAATGCTTCTTCTTCTGCCACATCACCTACCTGTATTTGCTCTTTGTCGGTAGGCTCGGCTGCTTGTTCTTCTGCACTGTCGGTTTCAACTACTGCAACGGGCTTAATGTTTTCAACTACAGCCTCGGACGAGTTGTCCTGTTCTGTGTCTTCCGAATTAAGTTCGTCGTACAGTTTCTGAACTGCCTCAGACTGCTTCTTAACTTGCGCTGGTATTGCCATGTTAAACGCTCCTATCGGTATGCGTAATTAAACAGCTGTCTCATGGTGAAGACTGTGCTGCATATTCAGGGGACTTTTCAATAAGGTCTCGGACCTCTCTAAGAACTTGGCACCGCCCCTGCGAACGTGCCACGTTCTCCCTACCCACGCTGGGCAGTTGCTCCAGTTCGTGCTGATACCAGCTGTCGAACCAAGTTAGCATTGCGGGGTGCTGGCGAGACGCTGCCGCCAGTACTTTTATAGTTTCGGGATCAGGCCGTTTCATGCCGCCCCCGTTGGTTGGCTACTTACTACATTGCCGTCAGCGCCACCTTTCGGAGCGCCATCTGGTTGTGTAGGTGTAGGTTGAGCTTGTTGTTGCGAAGCCATTTGGGCTTTGCTCTTAGCTTGCTGAGCGTTCTTTTCTCTGGACGGTATAATATCATCCACTGGCATTTGCAGCCCTTTAGCAACTTCACGAAGTAACGCAGCACGGCCATCTTTACCTACGATCTCTACGTCAATCGGATTGGCTGTAGCATTAAGGAACTCAACCCGGCGAACATTAAGAGTTTCTTTAGTCGCTAGGTTTATAGCGCCACGGGCTAAGACTTCTACGTCACCTTTGATAGACTCGTCTTCGTCGTAACGCATGTTGTATATAAACTGTCTCTGCACAATAGGGCGCACAATATCGTTGTCTATGTACATAACAATCTGACGTATTCCTTTACCGGCAGAACCCATAAGCATGGAAAGGCCAGATGCGGTACGGCCAGCGCCGGAAACATTTAAATCCCCAGTAACGTACGAAGGGATACCAGAGTGGTCGTCAGCTAGTTTGCTGAACCTGTCATACACACCCATCAACTCGTTAGCACGAGAGTCAGGCTGAGAAAACCTAACAGCAGGAGCGCTTGACCCTAATGGATCGTTAGTTACCTGCCAAATCTTCCAAGGATGGAGTTGCGTAATGTCTTCGTTAGGAGGGATGCGCTCAAGGTTAACTTCAACTTGAGGCCCAGACGCGAGTCCCATATTGTTAACAAGGGAGCGTGCAGCTGCGTTACAGACATTTTGGAGGTCTTCAATGATTTCTGGAATACCTTTACCCCAGAACGCACCGGGCGCTTTAATAAATGAGGTTTTGACATATGGTTTTTCACCTAAAGGATCGTAGTTTAGCAGGGCCTTTATGACGTAGTTGCCCACAACCCACACGTTTGCATCATACTCCTTAGCGGAATCAGGTACTTCTTCATCTGTAAGACCCCACTCAAGCAGCATTGCACCACTAACTTTACCCCAGAACTCAAGGGCATCAAAGTTTTCTGTAGGAGATTCATAAGCATAATACTTACGCTCTTGCTCTTCTTCTTGTAATTTCGTGTCTTCGTTGATCCAAGATTGGCCGTTGCCCAATTTTAGAACTTCACGGATAGCTTCGCTGTCATAACCCGGTACGTCTATAAGATCGGATAACTGACTGCGGCTCATAGGGTGATGCTCGAATACATACCCTTCATTCATATGCGTGATACCCGGCTCAGGGTACATGTTAAAAGGATTAACACGTTCGTACTCTGGGCCTAAACGCTCCGTACCTTCCACTATTGTAGTTCCGTCAGGAGCTTTAGAATACCCTAGTATACGTTGCCTACGTACCACGGGGCCTTTTACAAATGCACACGGGTAAGTAACCATGTCTGTTACAAATTCGTTGAACGCATCAGCCCAGCCGCCTTGTGCAAACTGATCGTTTATCTTTAGCTTCATCTTGTCTGCGCGGTTCTGAGCTTCTTGTAATACGGCAAACCTAAAGTCTTGGCTTACAATTTCTTCAAGCTCGGCCATCTCTTCGACGGTGGGCGCAACACCCTTAGCCTGCATATCCGCTATAACTTTTTGCGCAAAAAGATTTTTAATTTCTTCCATCTGATCGGGCGCTAAGTCTGGAATAGGGGTGGGCTTTAAATCCCAAGGGGGAGTACCTGTATCCAGTAAGATGTCGCGTAGCCAGCTTTCAGCCCCGCGACACTTTACTTCGGTAATCATCATGTAGACCTGAGAGCCGCCTTGAGACTTTATCTGGCCTAACTTGTCTGCTTCGTACTCGCCGTTACGCTGGCGAAGCGCACGAAGCATTATGTTTTCGATAGGTTTTTTAGCAATACGCGCAGGATTCCAGCAAGATTTGACATAGGACAATAGTCCCAGTACTAGCTCGCTTTGCTGGCGTTCCTCCATATCACGACGAACCTGATCTTGTTCAGCTTTAACCATATCATCATTGCTGATGACACGTAACATAGAAAGCCCTGCCATATACTATTTACCAGTCTTGATTTTCTTGGTTGGTTTACCGTAACCCATAGGTTTATTTTTTGGCATCGTTCATACTCCTTCTACCAATATGTTTATCGTTATACACGCAGTCAAGTTTTCGTGCAAGCAAAAGAAAAACCCCGCTAGAAGGAGGACAACTAGCGGGGGAGTAGTCGAGTGGAAGGGGCAAGCTGGGAGAAGCTTGCGTAGTAACACGCTATTAACGTACCATGTTGTTTCAACTGGTGTCAAGTCCAGCCAGCTGCTGACACAGACTTTACATCTCTACGACGAGCAAGCAACTCACCATCAGACGCAGAGCCTACATGCAGCATAAAATATTGTAAGGCTTCGGCAACGTGGCTGTGTTTGTTCTTATCTATAGTTCCGTTCTTCTTATGGAACCTATACCCGCCCATCATCGCTGCTTTAAGTTGTGAACACCTAGGGTCTACTAGAAACGCGCTATCACCGTCCACCTGACGCATAAGAAAGTCGTCAACTGAGCTAAGTCTGGCACTAACATTGTTAGTTTTAGCCGCAATAACGCGCAATCCCTCTGCTTTTATGATGTCTACAGCGCTGCGTTCGTCGGTCTGAGCGCGTTGAATACCGGCTGGATCGACCACAACTATCACAGGAATACCAGAAAAACGCTCGTAAAGCAGGGGTTTTAGTACTGTTCGGACGAATCTTTGTACGCCCATGTCAAAACTAACAGCCTCATCGTACACAAGAACGCGACCACGGGGGTCTTGTTGCCCTATAACAGCAGCAGGTGTAAGACCTAAGTCCATACCCACGACTATAGGACGAACGCCGTTATTGATCGGGCGCAATGTAGTCTTACCCATGTGGTAATCTGGCCTAAAATACTTATAGATAGGCTGACCTGCGGAACTCAGGCCATAGTCGCCGTCTATAAACACACGGATATACTCTTCGCTACGACCCTGCGTATCGTAATATTCTTCAGGTAAGTTCTCTACATTCTCAGCAAACGTACTGCGACCACTGGGCTGCTTAAACACATCCCAACCGTTATCGTTGTGGCCCACCCCATCCTTAGGGTCAATCTTTTCCATCTGGTAGTACCACCACGTATCCATAGTCGGTGGGTTCGTATCACCCCACATACCATACCACGTTGGGCCTCCATCTTTGGAGCTAGGAAAACGCCCAATACGCTTAGACATCGCATCCACAATTTCTGGGTGTATGTCACGGCACTCGTTGAACCACGCGAACGAAAGCTCAAGCGAGTTAAGGTTAGCTACATCGTCTGCATCATCAAGCGCACGAAACATTATCTCACACTCAACATCACCTACCTCAAAGAAGTATGTCTTAGTTGTACGCATGTAACGTCCGCACACACCCGGCGGGAACCAGTCCAGAAATGTCTTGATTACTGTATCCTGTAACTGCCGAGCCGTCTCACGAACTACAGCCGCCCGTGTTCTACGCTTACCGGATGCGTCAGGTTTCTGCATTGACGCTCTTCGGATAATTTCAAATGAACATGCCACGGACTTACCGGAACCAACCGGTCCCATAAGTACCCTCATCTTGTTGTCCGAGTTCATAAAACTCTCACCAGTTGGCGGGGGTGTGTAGCTAATATCAAGTGCCATCGGTAGCCTCCGGAGGCTTAGTATCAAGTAACATTATAATAATCTCCCTCTCCCTGCGATTTTTCTTAGGCGCAATAATCGCAGTCTTAAACGAGTACCCTGCGCGAATAAGCAAAAGTCTATACGCATTATATCCCTCAGTGTCAGAAAATCTAGCCGCAGGAAATCCTTTGTACTTCCCGTCAAACCTACCCAACATCAGAAATTTGAGCTTCCTCTACCTCATGCTCAACTGTCATAGCCTTCTCTTGGCCAGCTAAGTTTATAGTTATCTTGACGCCGCCTGCCGAACTTGAATCCGAATCGTCGCCCTTAGTCTCAAGACCCGCCCACTTTACAGTAGACTTGATAAGGTCCGCCTTCACCGCAGCAGATACATCAGGATTATGGATAAGCGTCCATGAAGTTGTTAACAATTCCTCAGCCTGCGCACGGGCCTTCAGCTTAAATGTAAGCCCTTTTTCAGTTATATCTTCCCTGTATGCAGCCACGCGCTTTAAAAAGATCGGGTCTCCGTTGTACTCGGATATGTCCTGACCTGTTATTTTGTGTCGCTGTTTTACTTCATCAAGCGTTTCGCCGCTCCCCTCAAGCATTAAAGCTATATCGAAGGCTAAGCGGTCTGACCACTTGGTATGAAATAGTGGAAGGTTATCCATTCTGGCACCCCTGTTTGCGCCGAGTATAGTTGCATACTACGGAATCAGCAAGACGTTTTAGTATACTAAGTTGACAAACTTTACACGTTCCTTTTTTGAGGTCGTGCTGTGAGCGGTTTACTATAATAAGGGGGGCATAGAATTTCCGTAGTCCATGTACCCCCCCTACCCGCTCGCGGATACCCAAGGGGCTAAGCATTGCAAAAAATCAATACCCTTGTTTATATAGTGATTACAGGCGAAACTTTACATTTCTAAGGTAAAATGCTTTAAAGATTGCACCAAACGGCAACAGCCCAGCGGGACGATCCTAAGCATAAAGGGTCGGTATTTGAAAGCATAGGCTTTATGCCCCTATATCGAAAGGATTTTAGCCATGGCTAAATCACCACTTACTTGGATTCAAGTTGACGAGTCCTCATTTGCCCCTGCACTCACTAAGCGTCTCGACGCTTATCGTGAAGCCAACAAGAAGGCGCAGGAAGCTAAGGCGGCTTTTGAAGTGCAGTTTGTTTCTGCATCACAAAAGGCTGGCGCTCTCGACGAAGGTTACTCTCTCGCCTTCGGTTATCGGTTCGGCAAGCTCTCAGTCGCTAAAGTTAGCGAGGCGGAGAAGTCTGCACCTAAGGCTCCAGCGAAACCGATGTTCAAGTTTTAATCACTAAGGTAGGGCGGCGCAAGTCGCCCTACTCAACCCAACAAAGAGGTAACACACATGACTAAATTCAAACTAGTCTTCTACAAAGAAGATAAGGTTGTCCGCGAGTGGAAAGGTTACTACTCAGCTTTTGAAGCTCAAAGCGCCTATAAAGATGCGGACCGCATTATACCCTTAGACAACACTGTAACTATTGAGGTCGATAATGCGTAGACATGAAAGAGCGGCACGCAAGGGACTCATTCGCGAAACAATTAGCAATGTGATCCAGATAGCCTGCATACTCACAATATTCTACGCAATCTGGGTATTCACGCCATAACAACTAACCCTGCTGGAGTAATCTGGCAGGGTATTTCTTTGTCTAGTGTATAGTTTCTTTAGTATATATACCATTCGTCGGGGGTTTATAGAGTGCAACATTCCCCATAGTCGCGTATATAGAAACCTATAGGGGTATATAGCCAAGATACTGTAACCTGTTGGTATTAAACAACTATCTGTCCAACTATCTAAACTATCTACGCTATAGGGTGGTTTTTAGATAGTATAACTTTACACCTTACACACGCTAAACACCTGTAAACCATACGTATTCATATAAACTATACACTTTAACTATCTAACTATCTAAACTATCTGTGTATAATACGCATACCCTTCCCCTGACGAGGACTTATTGGGGAATATAAAATTTTGCATAACGTGTGTATATAAAGCTCTTAGCAGGTCACATTACTTCTAAATCCACAGATAGTTAGATAGTTGATCACTAAACGTATTAATATCAGGCACTTATACTATCTATTTTACTATCTATTGGTCTCTATTTGTTACCTAAAATACTTCCAGAGTTAGATAGTTGCTATGCTCTTGACTTGAAGGGGGCGAAACTTGACACTTTTTCGGTGATGTGTAAGAACCTTGATCGCCGAGGCCAACCAGCCTTGGATCGAAAACTTAACCCCAGCGGAGGAAATCCTATGAAGCTGATTAACAACTGGACATCACTGGCTAGCTTACAAGATACGTTCAACAGCAAATCGTTATCTGTAAAGCCACGGCGTCGTTCCTATCTATCACAGTCCGAAGCAGTATATGATTATGTAGCAGGGCATGACGTCGTAATCACTGACACCACCTCACTATACAACGGTAGTGTAATGTCGATACTTGACCGCCATATCCTCAAACGTGACGGTTATGTAAAGTTACACATTCATTACAACAACGAGCAACAGGTTGAGGTAGCGTTATGAGTAAGCAAGTAACCGTAGCTGGTGGTGATTGTAGATATTATGTGAAGCAACACCTACCGTTCAAGAACCACAGCAACCCGCCGTCTCTTACTGGTGACTACTACCACTCCAAGCGACAGTACGTTGTATGGTCTTACGATCACTGGCCTCTCTACATATGGGATGAACTAGCTAAGTCATGGTTCGGTAACGAGACTAAGTACAGCCGTACTACCAGTAAGCATACATCTCAAGCTCACCCCTTAGTTGATAACATTACATATCTGTCAGCTGAGCGAATGAATTATCTGTATATCAACGGTTACAAGCACCTAACTATGGATAGGTTAGGTGCTGACTGTAGGTGGCAAGCGTAACTAGTCGAAACAGGGGTGACGCCCTGTCCATAGTAGTTGGTTACTACTGTGCTGATGAGACAAACCAAGGAGAGTAATATGCCTAAACAACTATTTGCTGTACGAGAATACCCGTACGGGCCGATGCTTAAAGATGCCAAGGGTAAAGCTATCTGTTTTGATAACAAGCCTTTTGCAAAACTACTACGTAACAATTCCAAGGCTACGTTTCCCAAGGCTGTTGTTACCGTAGGCCCAGACCATAACCAATACATAGCAGGAGATATGTAATATGAGAGCTTCACTTATGAAGGAAACCCTAAAGGCTATGAAGGTCATCAATCGTCCTTGTGTGGTAACAGGCAGTCCCGGAGGTGGTAAAACACAGACCGTACAACAAGTTGCCAAAGAGTTGGGCTGTCACTTTATCCAACGTCACTTGCCTACTATGCCAGTGGAGGACTTAGGTGTCCCTATGATCGACAAGCCACAACTATACTACAAGCTACCAGATTGGTTCCCTGCTAAGGGTTCAACATGGGACGATGGCAAGGGCGGTATACTGTGCTTCGATGATCGTAACCAAGCAGGTAATGACCTGCAAAAAGCTATGGCCAACTTACAGCAAGAGCGTGAGCTACATGGTGTCCCTATGGCCGATAACTGGATGATTATATCCACAGGTAACAGGGTCAAGGACAGGGCTGGTGCTAGTAAAACACTTGCCCATCTAGCCAATCGTGAGACTGAGCTACCATTCGACACACACCTAGCAGACTGGACTGACTGGGCTATAACATCAGGTGTCAAGCAAGTAGTAGTTATGTTTGTTAACTTCCGTCCAGCTTTGTTACATGATTGTAACCCTTCAATAGACGGCGCTGATCCAACACCACGTAGTTGGGTGGAGGGTGTCAGTAATGTGATCGGTGTAGTACCACCAGAGGCAGAGTATGAGTGCTTCAAGGGTGCAGTGGGTGAGGGTGCGGCGGCAGAGTTCGTTGGCTTCATGCGTATATACCGTGAGCTACCTAACCCAGATACTGTACTACTCAACCCTCTCAAGGCTGATGTTCCAGAGGGATCAGCTACGCTGTATGCTTTATCTGGTGCATTGGCAGAGCGTGTTACTCAGAAGACCATGGCTAACCTGTGCTTATATATTGCTAGGATGCCAGCAGAGTTCAGCGTTCTTTGTATGAGTACAGCAGTTAAGCGTGATGCAGAGCTAGCGAACACTGAAGCGTTCAACAAGTGGTCAGTAGATCAACAACAAGTATTATTCTAACCAACCCAGTGGAGGTAACACAATGAAGCTAACCGATAAAGCCTTGTTAGGCACACTAGCTATATCTGTACCGTCGTTTAACAAGCTAGACAAACAGATTAGCCTAGACAATACGATAGCCAATGGTGCTGTCGAGGGTTCCTTGAGGACACATAAGTCCCTACTACCTACAAGCGAGCTACTCAAGGATATCAAACAGAAAGCCACGTTTATACGTACTAGCTTTTACACTAACACATTACCGTGGGGTATGAAGGGTATAGCCCTGCTACCTAGTGCTAACTACTTAGACTTTATGACCTTGTTCCGTAAGCATAAGGCAGAGTTCGAGGTGCTGGTGGATAGGTTCTGCCCACAGTACCCACAACTTGTTCAGGATGCTCAGTCTTTACTAGGTACTTCATACAAGCCAGACGATTACGCTCACCCTGATGACATACGGCGTAGGTTTAGTATGACCATGAGTATTACCAACGTACCAGCCGATGACTTTAGATGTGTCGGTATTAGTGAGGCAGAGGAAGCGTTACTACGTGCTGATATACAGGCTACTACCAAGCAAGCCGCACAGGATGCTATGGGCGAGGCATGGCAACGGCTATATGATAGGGTAAAGCACCTGTCAGAAAAGCTTAACGATCCTACTGCTACGTTCAAGAACACTACACTAGACCACATCACTGAACTGTGTAGTATCTTACCCCGTCTTAACTTTGCCGATGACCCTAACCTAGAGGCTATGCGTCAAGAGGTTGAGGGTAAGCTAGTAGGACACCATCCAGATGCATTACGTAATGACCCTGACCTACGTAGGGAAATGGGCGGTGAGGCTAATGACATCATGGCTAAGATGGGTGCGTTTATGGGAGCATCAGTTTGATACCTAAGTGGTTTAGAGCAGGGGATACCAAGCTAAACGTAGCACCGCACAGCATCAGCTATATCGACAGGCTGTACATAGAGGAGGTGATTAACACCAAGCTAAACAAGATAGGGGTGGAGCCGACTAGGCTCTACTTCGACCTAACAGTCTATTATAAGGAGGACAAATAATGGACATACTACAACGAATATCAAAGGCTAAGACGTCACTGATACTAGAGCATCCGTTTTTCGGTGCTATTGCTCTCAATATGCCCACCAAGCTGGACGATACTATACCTACTGCTTGTACTAACGGTGCAGTGGTTAGGTATAACCCAGATTTTGTTGCCTCACTGAGCGATGGTAACATAGTATTCCTTGTAGCACATGAGTGCTTCCACCCCATGCTAGGTCATATATGGCGGCTAATGGGACGTGATCCTAGAAAGTGGAACATAGCTGGTGACATCATCATCAATCAGATGCTCAAGGACGAGGGGATAGGTGACTTCATCGAAGGTGGTTGCCTAGACAAAGACCTATTCGACAAGGGTAACGGTACTACTGACGGTGTGTACAACTTGTTGCCAGATGATCCCGATGGGCCTGATGGCCCTGATGGTGATAAAGGTATCGGTCAAGACATAGGACAGCCCGAAGGCGGCGAGGCAGACCAAGAACAACAGGAGGCAGAGTGGCGTATCAAGATAGCACAAGCCGCACAAGCCGCTAAGATGGCTGGTAAGTTGAGTGCTGGTATGGAGCGCATGGTAGGTGAGGTACTACAGCACAAGGTGCGTTGGGAGGATGTATTACATCCGTTTGTGGAGAAATGTAAGACTGAAGACCGTACCTTTGCCAGACCTAATCGTAGGTTTTCTACTCAAGGGTTGTTCCTACCCTCTCGAACTGGTGAGGTGCTAGGTGAGTGTGTGTTTTTCGTAGACTGCTCAGGCTCTATAAACGATCAACAGATAGCACAGTTCAACGCTGAGGTAAGTAAGGTACATCGTGACCTACACCCTACCAAGCTACACGTTATCTACTTCGATAGTAGTGTGTCTCACCACGATACATTCCTGCCTAATGACGAGGTTACCATGCAACCTCATGGTGGTGGCGGTACAGCGTTCAGCCCACTATGGGAGTTCATAGAGGACAACGACATACAACCTGTTGTGGCTATTGTGTTGACTGACTTATGTTGCAATGATTGGGGAGACGCACCTGACTACCCTGTACTATGGGTATCAACGGAACTAGACACAGCACCCTTTGGCGAAGTGGTGATGATGTAATGGAAGTAACACTCACGTTAGACCACATACTAATACTAGTGGCACTCTTCATTGGCAATGCCGCTTTTATCTACCTAACCCACCGAGATACCAAGTTGGTACATGAACAAGTAACTTTTTTAGAAGGAGTACTATTTGAAATCGCTCAAGGCGATGCAGAGGCGAAGGTTAACACACATGGCGAACTACTTGTTCGCAAAACAAAGTCTTAGGAGGACACAATGGCTACAGTAAGATTTAGTGACGAACTAGTAAGCAACATTAAAGCATCAGCTAGGAAGCTACACGAACCAGCTATACAAAAGGCTGAGGAGAGCGTACCAGCAGATTGGGGGCAGAGAATATACGACGGTATGTTTAGCGCCACTACACAGGCTATCATGCAATCACTACCCACTGGTTTCTTTAGGACGTATGATAGGCTCACCTTAGATGGTTTCTTAGATGCGTCAGGGGACAGACATAGGCTAGATGTTACTTCCGCTGAAGGAGATTTCTATGCCCGTAATATTACTGCACAGCTGAGTAGTATATCACACCTACCGTTCCCCCATAGTGTAGCCTTTGTACAGTCAGGAGCTAAGCTATCGTATAGTGGCATAAGCATAGCGGTTGGTGACTCTAGGTTCGAAGGTTTAGAACAGGAGTTTGTAGAGTACTGCTATCGAATACATGATGCTAAAGCGAAGCGCGTGGCGTTTGTAAAAGGTGTCGAGGATATTATTAAGAACTTCTCTACACTAGCACCAGCACTCAAGGCTTGGCCCCCACTGTGGGACTTGATCCCTAGGGAAAAGCAAGAGAAACACAAAGAGATTGTGGAGCGTAAAGTTATCAAGCCAGTGGTTCTTGATATGGATACATCTAGCCTTACTGCCGCTGTTACTATGGCAAAGTTGGTTAAATAATATGAGTGTATTCCACGATTATAACTCAGCAAGCGCACACTTTAAGGGTGTGCGTACCCCATCTAAAGGCAAGCCAGTGCGGTCTTTCGGTAGGTTGTTCTTTAATAACTACGACAAGAGCTATGACCTTTACGTTCATGGTAGGAAGCTATTATGTTTATCTCCTGACAACACGTTGACGTTTACCCTAAATGAAACTGACCGCAAGTATATAGGCAACACGTTATCAATGGCGCTTGATGATTGCATACCTTTTGTATGGGAGCGTAAGGCTGTTAATAGACATCTGGTATATCACATGACTGAGCCAAGGCATCAACATAGCTGGGAGGAGTACAGGGTGAATCGTAAGAATGCACCAGAGTTCTTTGAAGGTATTCAATTCAATATGTTAACTGGTGAGTGCCTTAACAGAAGACCAGACCTAATAACCCAAGTAGTTCCAGAGCGCAGGACGATATGGTTGCGGTCACTACGGGCTTGGAAGAGAGGTGTGAAGGTACGAGCTAGGGTAGGAGGGTTTGATAGTCTGATCAAGACAGCTTCTCCACCGTCCACTCTCAGATCGCCCCTCTGGGATAGGAAAGAAGAACTTGACATACTTTACAACTGTATTAAGAATAACGAACATCCTACGGACATGATGCGTATGCTAGTGGAAGGTGCGACTTACAGCGCGGGATACTATAATAGGGCGAAGCTAAATGGGTCTGATGTAGCGGTATATACTAATAACGTACTAAATACACAGAGCATAGCGTTACGGAAGAAATTTGGTGTTTTCGGAGAGGGAAATAAATGAACGGTGATAACACATATACCGCACGGGAAGTAAAAGAGTTGCTAGAACGCAAAGATGCACAGATACTTGTACTTAGGAGTAAGAACTCTAAGCAGAACAGTGAGCTTGCAAAGCTATCCATAAAGCTAGCGAAACTAACTAGGGATAAGTCAGGGTTACTCTCTGATATAAAATGGCACAGAGGAGAAAACATATGAGGGTTAATTGTCCAGAATGTAACGGCGAAGGCGAGGCTTTGTACGAACGCTTCGTAGTTGTCGGACCTACAGGCGGTTACTATGAGGACTACAAAACACAGTGCGAAAACTGTAATGGGTCTGGTCGTATAGATGTAGACGATGAGGATGTAGAAGACGGCACAGTCGAGGAGTGTGAGTATGGGTAGGGAGGAGTTAGGGTTATCAGCTTCGCAACAACTTACATACTTCAGACAACAAGTTGACAGGTTGCAAGAGGATCAGTTTCGCACAGGTGCAAGGCCCAGTATCAACAAGGAATTAGATATAGCAAGGGAGGAACTTAAAACTTACGTTAGAAAACTGCGAGAAGCAGGGTATAATATTTAGGAGAGTAACATGACTAAGAAACAACAAAAGATATGGTCGTATAAAGTTGACCATCCAACGGCTACTGTGAGTGAAGTAGCTAAGGCTACCAAGGCGTCTTATGGGTACGTATATAAGCTGATGCAGAAGATAAGCACACCGAAAGAAGTGTTTGAAGCGGAGGCTAAAGCGCCGAGCATACCCCCTATAGTACTGACAACACGCGGTACTGTGTTGGACTTAGCTAGGAAGTACGTGACCAAGGATCGTGCGGCTGACCACGGTAACATGGAAGATAACTTTTCTATGATCGCAGGGCTATGGTCTGTATACTTAGGTAAGGAAATCAAACCGTATGATGTTGGTGCAATGATGACGTTGTTGAAGACGGCGCGTATCAAGTCCAACCCTGCACACTTAGACAACTGGGTTGATGGTGCTGGATACATGGCCTGTGGTGGTGAGCTTGCAACCGACTAAGAAGGCATTAGCCAAAATAAAAAGGGAGCTGGGTGTTTACTATGCCCAGTTCGACAACATGAAAGTAACACTGGTAGCACCACCTTGGGGGGACGACGATGGACATAGTGACCTTGGACTTCGAAACATACTACGACAGAGAGTACAGCCTTTCGAGGATGACTACTGAAGCATATGTACGTGACCCACGATTTGAAGTTATCGGGGTAGCAGTTAAGGTTAATGACCACGATACAGATTGGTACACTGGTGAGGATACGGGCAGGTTCCTACACTCTATGGACTACAGTAACAAAGCTATACTGTGCCATAACACTGCGTTCGACGGGGCCATATTGAGTTGGCGGTTTAAGATCAAACCTAAGTTGTGGTTAGACACGCTATCTATGGCAAGACCCAAGCACCAGATGACAGTAGGCGGTTCGCTTAAAAAACTAACCGATCACTATGAGCTAGGTCAGAAGGGCAACGAAGTACAGAACAACCTCGGCAGACGCCGCAAAGATTTTACAGAAGAAGAGATGGACCGTTACGCAGAGTACTGCGTGCAAGACGTTGAGCTAACATACAAACTGTTTAAGAAACTTGCTAAGGGTTTCCCCAAGGCTGAGCTAATGGTGATAGACCAGACCCTCCGTATGTATACTGAACCTAAGATAGAGTTAGACTACGACGTGTTGGTGGAACACCTACAACTTATTCGGGAGCGCAAGAAGGCGCTACTTGATAAGCTCGGCGGTGAAGAGAAAGCTAAGGACATACTGATGTCCAACCCCAAGTTCGCTGGTCTCTTGACCGCACTGGGTGTAGAGCCGCCAACTAAGATTAGTGCTAGGACAGGCAAGGAAGCCTTTGCGTTTGCCAAGACTGACCAAGAGTTCAAGGCATTACTTAACCATAGTAAGCCGTCAGTACGTGCGGTGGTCGAGGCTAGGCTAGGTGTTAAGTCTACTATAGACGAGACTAGGACTGTATCTTTCATGGGTATCGCTGATCGTGGTCCACTACCTATCATGCTAAACTATTACGGAGCGCATACAGGTAGGTTTAGTGGGGGTGACAAGGTTAACCTACAGAACCTACCGCGAAACGGTAAGCTGCGGGCGGCTTTGACTGCACCCAAGGGACAACTCGTTGTGGCGTGTGACTCTTCACAGATCGAGGCTAGGATGGTTGCGTACTTAGCAGACCAGAAAGACTTACTACAATCGTTCAGAGATGCTAATGATGTGTACTCTGAGTTCGCTACCGATGTATACGGTAAGCCTGTTAGTAAGACAGACAAGTTGGAGCGACACGTAGGTAAGACAGCTATACTTGGGTTGGGCTATGGTATGGGCGCACCGAAGTTCCAAGCGTCACTGAAGTCAGGGTTCCCCTCAGTTACAGTAGATGAAGGCGAAGCCAGACGTGTTGTAGATTTGTACCGTAACAAGAACCATAAGATCGTATCGCTCTGGAACAGATGCAACCATGTAATAAAAGACATAACATCAGGCGGGTCAGGACAGGTGTGTAGTATACTAGACTATGATGCAGAAGGTATCAGGATGCCCAATGGTTTATACATACGATACCCCGCTATGCGTAGAGGCGAGGACGGATACGAGTATATTAATGACGCTAGATCGTATAAGAACAGGCACATGGAAGGGGCCAACTGGACAAAGATATACGGCGGTAAGGTAGTAGAGAACATAACACAAGCTGTTGCCCGTATAGTTGTGGCCGAGCAGATGGTAGCTATAGGACGTGAGTACCACGTAGCCCTGCAAGTACACGACGAAGTAGTATGTATAGTAGACGAAGATAAAGCTGAGGAAGCCAAGGACTTTATGGTACAGGTAATGTCTACTCCCCCCTCATGGGCAATGGATTTACCTGTGGCTTGCGAGGCAGACATCGGTGTTAATTACGGAGAAGCTAAGTGACAAATCTATCACATTCGTTTTCGGCACTCAAGATGTATGAGAATTGTCCGAAGAGATACTACCATCAGCGTATACTCAAGGAAGTCAAAGACCAAGGTGGCGAAGCTACTATATGGGGTGAGCGTGTACACAAGTTTCTCGAAGACCGGTTAGCTAAGGCGACAGAGTTACCACAAGAGGTTGCTCGTTACGATCCGCTATGCCAGTCGATCATTAAGCTAGCTACGGGCGGCGAACTACTAGTGGAGCAACAGCTTACGCTTAACGAGAAGCTAGAGATCACAAGCTGGTACGCTAAGGACGCATGGATGCGGTCTATTGTGGACGTACTGGTGGTTCAAGGGGACGAGGCTGTGATGTTTGATTGGAAGACAGGCAAGCGCAGACCTGATTTCTCACAGCTAGAATTGTTCGCACTACAGGTGTTCAAGCACTACCCAGAGGTGAAGCGTGTGCGCACTGCGTTCGTATGGCTCAAGGATTTGTCCATGGATAACGAAGCATACACTAGAGCGGATGAACCAGACCTTTGGTCACGCCTTATGCGCAAGGTAGTACGGATAGAAAAGTCCTTGGAAACAAACAGATGGCCAGCTAAACCAAGTGGGTTATGTAACTGGTGTCCATGTAAAAACTTTTGCGAATACGTATAATTAAACTTGACATACTTTACAGATAGGATTAGCTATGGCTACTACACCAGAGGGTAGAATTAAGAAAGCTCTTGACAAGATGTTTAAGGAAGAAGGTACTTGGTACTACAGCCCACAAGCAGGACCATTCGGGGCGGCGGGTATTCCAGATAGGATCGCAGTAGTTAAGGGTTTAATCATTGGTGTTGAGTGTAAGGCAGATGGGACAAAGAAACCTACTGCACTACAGACACGGGCGATGGAGCAGATCGAAAAGGCAGGGGGTAAGTGTTTTCTTGCCTATGATAGTGACACAATAGAGACGGTGAGGGAGTTCATTCGTGCTTGTAATAGAGAAATCAAAGGCGTTAGCCTTAAAACTTAACAACCCAGAACGGGTGTTGGCTACGATACCAACGGCTAAGCTGTGGCATAAGGGCGGTACAGACTACGTTGTAGCACCCCATAGGGTCAAAGAAGTGGGTAAGCTACGAGAGCTTGGCATCAAAGCCCCTTCACCTATACTACACTACTACGATTGGGTAGGGCAGTTCACGCCGTATGACCACCAACGTATGACTTCTGCGTTTCTTACCATGAACACAAGGGCTTTGGTGCTTAACGAGATAGGTACTGGTAAGACACAGAGCGCACTGTGGGCGGCTGACTATCTAATCTCAGTAGGTGCTATAAAGAAAGTACTGATCCTCTCCCCTCTGTCTACGTTGGAACGTGTCTGGGGGGACGGTATATTCACGGGGCTTATACACCGTAAACACGTTGTGCTACACGGGACAGCGGCTAGACGGAAGCGGCTACTCAAAACCGAGGCTGACTTCTACATCATTAACCACGATGGTTTTAATATTATACGTGATGAGATCATGGGTATGTTCGACCTTGTTATCATTGATGAGGCGGCAGTGTTACGTAACCCATCGACGTCAAGGTTTAAGATATTCCGCAAGTGGCTGAAGTCCCATGAGGACATACGCTTATGGCTTATGACAGGTACACCCACACCTAACGACCCGACAGATGCTTGGGCTTTGGCTACGCTCGTCGGTAACGCTAACGTCAGTAAAACTTTCACTGGCTTTAGAGAACAGGTGATGATGAAGATAGGCCAGTACAAATATGTACCTCGCCAAGAGAGCATGGAGATCGTTAAGCACACCCTACAACCTGCTGTTAGGTACACTAGGGACGAGTGCTTTGACCTACCTGACACTGTTAGACAGACTAGGGCAGTGTCACTAACACCAGAACAGGCACAGCATTATAAGACTATGATGCGTCACCTAGTTACTGAGGCGGCAGTAGAAGGTACTATCACTGCGGTGAACGAGGCGGTTAAGTTACAGAAACTTGTTCAGATAGCCTGTGGTGTTGCCTATAGCGACGACGGGCAGAACGTAGAACTGGACTGCCAGCCTAGAGTGAACGCTGTAAAAGAAGTTATACAAGAGGCAGGGCAGAAGGTCATAGTCTTTGTACCACTAACAGGTACACTGCATATGCTACAGCGTGAGCTAAGTAAGCACTGGTCAGTGGCTGTAGTAAACGGTCAGGTCTCATCGGCTAAACGCAACGTGATCTTTCAAAACTTTCAAGAGGCAAAAGACCCAAGGGTTTTGATTGCGCACCCTGCAACTATGGCACATGGCCTAACACTTACCTCAGCATCAACAGTTGTTTGGTATGGGCCAGTGACCAGTAACGAGCAGTACGTTCAAGCCAATGGGAGGATTGAGCGGATCGGGAAGAAGCATACGTCCAACGTGGTACATATAGAAGCTACGCAGATAGAACATATTATGTACGAACGTCTTGCTAACAAGCAGAAATTACAGGGACTGCTACTGGATTTAATTCAAATGGAAATGGAGTAACACATGGCTACAGTAGACCAAGTAATAGGGGCTTACATGAAACTTAGGCTCAAGAAAGAGGCCATAGAGGCCGATGCTAAGGCTAACATGAAGGGCCTTAAAGAACAGATGGTTAAGCTAGAAGCATGGCTTAAACAAAAGGCTGATGAAGATGGTGTCACATCTTTTAAGACAGACAGCGGTACTGCTTTCCTAACAACCACGGACTTCGCGGCGGTAGGAGATTGGGATGCTGTACTTAGTTTCATACGTGAGAACGAAGCGTATGATATGTTAGAGAAACGTGTCAGCAAGATGGCTGTACGTGGATACATTGAGGCAAATAAATCCGTACCTGCTGGTGTCAACTATGGCACTAAGCTAGATATAAACATTCGTAAACCAGCACTCAAAGGAGAGTAACATGAACGATATAGTACCAACAAATATTCAGATACCGCAACACCTTGCGGGTAAAATGGGCGCACCGTCCACGCTAGCACAGTCGCTAATGGGCGGCATAGCAAGCAAGGAAGAGGCAGTAACGGGGTTTGCTAAAATCTCTATCAAGGGTAGCCGCTTTCGTATTGTAGACGGCGGTACAGAAACCGTGCTTGATGCGGTGAAGTTACCAATAGTTATTGTGGGTGCTAATCCTAAGCTATCCAAGACTTTCTACGCTAAGGCATGGGATAAAGATGCTGAAGCTACGGCTCCAGATTGTTACTCATTGAATGGCGCAAGCCCACACCCCGATAGCGTTGATGTTCAGAACAGTAACTGCGCTTCCTGCCAGTGGAACGCTTGGGGTTCTAAGATTGGCAACAATGGCCAGCAACTTAAAGCCTGTGCGGATCAAAAACGGTTAGCAGTTGTAGCCGCTGACGATCCTACTGGGCCTGTATACTTATTACAGGTCACTCCGGCGGCGCTCAAAGGGCTTAACGCTTACCAGAAAGAACTCTCTACACGCGGCATACCACCAGAGATTGTTAAGACCATTGTATCTTTTGACACAGATGCGTCGTTCCCCAAATTAAAGTTTGGGTTCGGTGGGTTTATAGAAGAAGCTACGCAGACAGCACTGGAAAATGTATTCGGTTCTGATGAGGTACAAGAAATTACGGGAGAGAAACAACCTGCGGCTATACCTGCACTAACGACAGAGAACCCTAAACCTGTTATGGTTAGGGCTGATCCTGATCCAGTGATAGAAGAGCCTACTATACGAGGGTTCGGTTCTGGTACACAAGTCGTGGCTCCTGCACCTGTGGCTCCTGCACCTGTGGCTCCTGCACCTGTGGCTCCTGCACCTGTGGCTCCTGCGCCTATACCAGAGTTAGTACAGCCTGTGGCTCCTGCGCCTATAGAAGAACCTAAAGCCGCGAAGGTAATTGATACTGAGGTAGGTGATCTTGCAAGTGAGATTGATTCTTTGATGGCCGAGTTAGGCTCTGATGACTAGGGTTCCGCTAGACTTTGAAAAAGTTGAGTCGCTACGGGAGCATATGCTTCTTACGGTTGGCCATATGTCAGAGATAATGGGCGTGTCACGGATGACTTACTACGGGTGGGTAAAGGGAAAACCTATTCGTGAGAACAATGAGAGGAAAGCTAAGAGAACTCTGCGTTTACTAATAGCCCTTATAAAAGACGGTCACTGGCCTGTTGAGGGTGTAAAAAGTATGACCGCAGGGGTCAGGTATCAAACTTTACTTGAGGTTTTGGAAGGCCAAGAGTAGTGTAAAACAACACGGGGGGCGAAGGCCCCCCATAAATAGGGCGGTAACACACATGGACACGTTGGGTTTTCTTCAACGGGTTCTACCATCGGAGGGCATATACTGCACAATAGTTGTAGAAGGGGAATCCCTAAGCCAAGCCTTTTATAACACCGTTGGAGAACTCGAACAGGCGCTTACAAGTTTAGACAAACGTAAGCGGAATGTTTACTACGCGACATCAGCGTTTCAAACAAAGCAAAGCAGAAAGCAATCTAACGTACGGGCAACTAAGTCTTTGTACATGGATATAGATTGCGGTGAGGGGAAAGACTATCCATCCCAGCGTGAGGGGCTACTCGCTCTAGTTAAGTTTGTAAAAGATACAGGACTACCTGACCCCATGGTAGTATCATCAGGCAACGGGTTGCACGTATACTGGGTACTGACTAGGGAACTAGAGCCAACCGAGTGGCAACCTATTGCCAATGCTATGAAGCAGTGCGCTCAAGACCAAGGGTTCAAACAAGACATGGCTGTGCCAAGCGACAGCGCAAGGGTGTTACGTGCGATAGGAACGCACAACCCCAAGGGCGGCAAGATGGCTAAGCTACTTGTAGACAGACAGCCTGTGGAACTTGAGAGCATAACCAAATGCTTGAAGGGTTACATCACAACACCTAAGATGGTGGGCGGCAGTACCTTACTGGCTAACATGGCGGTAGAGCGGGAGTACCCCCCGTCTGTAGCTAGCGTGGTTAAGACTAAGTGCCAACAGATTGACTGGGCCGTGGACAACCAAGGTCAGGTGTCAGAGCCTATGTGGTACAACCTTATAGGTATAGCCGCTTACTGCGTAGACCCAGAGGATACTGCTAGGGCATGGAGCCAAGAGCATCCTAACTATGACGAGGGTGCTACGCTGAGGAAGCTACGCAACTGGAAACAGGCGGTAGATGGGCCAACGACTTGTACTAAGTTTGACAGTGAACGTCCGGGAGGGTGCAAGGGATGCCCGTTTGTAGGTAAGATCGGTAGCCCTACTAGGCTAGGCGCACAGTTCGAGGAGGTAGATACTTCTGAGAACGCGCCACCTGAAGTGGCTACTGAAATCGCTATACCTAAGCCATTCAAAAGAACACATAGTGGCATCAAGGTAACCTTAGACGATACCGACATAGACGTGTGCGACTTTGATATATACCCAGTGAGCTATGGGCGTGACGAGACACTGAACTATGAGGTGTGTAGGTTTAAGTGGAACAGACCCCATGTTGGCTGGCAGGATTTAATACTACGCCAAGCGTATTTAGCTGATGGCACTTACCAATATTTCGTTGGCGTTATAGCTGACCAAGGTATTGTGTTAACAACCAAGAAACAGACGGAGTACTTTCAGTATATGTTACGATCATACATGAATGAATTGCGTAAGGCTAAAACTATGACTAACCTCTACGCTTCTATGGGTTGGAAGGAAGACCACAAGATGTTTGTCCTTGGCGATATGCTTTACAGGACTAAGCCAGATAGGACAGTGGAGAAAGAGTCCATCAAGCTAGCATCCGCATCGGCCCGTACAGGCAGTGATATGTTTGGTGTAGCTGGTGACGCAGACAAGTGGAAGGCTATGACGGGGCTAATAAAACGGGCTGGTCTCGACGCCCATATGTTTTCTATAGGCATAAGCCTAGCGGCCCCTCTTCTTGAGTTCACTGGACTAAAAGGTATGACAGTATCTCTGTTCGGTAAGACAGGTGGTGGTAAGTCTTTAGCTCAGCTAATGGCACAGTCAGTATGGGGTAACCCAGATAAGCTACACTTCCAAGCCAAGTACACACAGAACACTTTGTTTAGTAGGTTCGGTCTGTACGCTAACTTACCTATAACTATAGACGAAGTTACTATGATGTCTGACAAGGACGTAGGGGACTTCCTGTACTGGGTAAGCCAAGGCAGGGACAAGGCTAGGCTAAACAGAAACGCTGAAGAGAGAGAAGCTAAAACGTGGGCTACGTTCTGCATAGTATCAACCAACAGGCCGCTAAGTTCTAAGATGATAGCATCAGGGCTAGACACAGACGCACAGATGGCCCGTCTTCTTGAGCTAACAGTAACTCCTAGCAAGTTATTTACAGACAGTTCCAACATAGGCAAAAAGCTATTTGATATTATGTCTAACAACTACGGTACTGCTGGCGACTTGTACCTACAAAAGCTAATGGAGATTGGGCCAGAGGGTATACGCGCTATGATCGCAGAGGCCACGGACAAATTCCCCACAACGTATGGTGTTAAGTTTACAGGTGAGGAACGGTACTGGGAACAGGTTATTATACTAGCCGACCTAGCTATGTCTCTCGCTAAGAAATGGGGTCTCATAGAGTTTGACTCAGCCCCGTGTGTACAGTGGGTGCTAGACCAGATAGGTTCGATACGTAAGACGGTAACAGAAAATCAGATAGACGCCTTTGACCTTATATCAGAGTACCTCAACGAGTTTGCAGGTGATACTGTTAGGGTCATGCACACAGGCAAGCAATCTCCTATGGTTGACTACGAGCGGATGCCGCGCAATGGTATTAGGGCCAGAGTGGATGTGCATAGGAAGGCTCCTACAGACCCGTTCGATAGCGGCACACTAATGCTAGACCGTATAAACTTTAGAAAGTGGCTCTCACTTAGAGGCGGTGACTACAAAGGTGTTACAGATACGCTGATACAAGAGTTAGCTGATGCTACGCCTAGATCACACAAGGCATCTCTAGGTAAGAATACACCCATAAAACTACCTCAGACGTACGTTATAGGTGTGAACCTAGGACATCCTAGGATGGTCGGGTTACTAGACGAAGCTGATGTGGCCTATGAGGACTTGGTGTTAGGACAGATACAACCTGTAGGCTAGTCGGCTACCATGGCGTCGAAGAACTTAGTCAGGTCTTTACGCGAGGCAAGAGGAGAACTTCTAAGGGTACGTTGGGTAGCAGTCTTACGTGCTTCTTTCTCTGCTGTACGTACGTTCTTGCGGAAGTTTCTGATCTCCATGGGTGTACCTCTAGCAGTCTTGTTCCAATCCCTAACTGCTAATTCGATTGCTCTTCTCTGGTTCCTGCTACCTTTAAGCCACGCACGTTTGAACTCAGTGGTCACATTACGCTGGTAGTCAGTAACACGTTTAGCGTACTTGATTGCACCGTATTGATTTGCCGCTTCCTTGGGGTAGAACCCTGCTAGTCTGCCTAGTATTAGTGGAAAGCTCATGTCCTCAGTAACAGTGTATCCACGTTTGTCTACGACTGTACCGTTCTTTAGGTATGCAAAAACATCACCGACGTTTCTGACCGTAGTGGCAGGGGCTTTGCGCAGTACGTCACTGGCTGATACAGTAGAAGAGAACGGGGCTGAGGCGGCTAAGAACGCAAACTCTCCTGCTTGCTCAAGGAACCCGTACGATGGCCCGAATATATCTTTAATCTCTCTGTATTTGTCTGACCCTGATAGGAACATTGCAGTACCGGGAATTACATTACCCAACGACACACGACCACCAACATCTATGGGCATAATTTGGCCCAGTACACCGTCCAGTAGTGCCTTGGACGATCCGGGGTATAGGTCTTCAAGTAGCTTAGCCGCTTCAAATCTAATACTACCTGACTTAAACCCTAGAGCTTGGGCTAAAGTGTCGATCAAATCTTCTAAGTCTTCTGCGAGAGGAACGCCTGACATACCAGAGAGTAATATCAAACTGGTAAGCATACCTACTTTACCAGCACGAGACAGGTTGCTGAACATCTGTATGGATGTAACGGGGTACACTTTGTACATATAAACAAAAGACATGAGGCCGCTACGGAAACCCGATGGCCTGTTAAGTACTGAGTACTCACCCATAGTATTGTTGATTGCTTCAACAGAGAACTTGGTAGCACCCGTGTTAGCCTCAGCGTCAGTCTTACCCGCACCTTTCAAACGTGCAAACTCTAGGCGGTATGACGCTAGGCCAAATCCTCTACGCGCCCCGCGTTCAGTTGCGTTGAACGGGTACATGAACGCATCAGTAAATTTCTGCATCCACGCTTTGCTCATGTTGCCACGGGATAAACCCATCATGGCATTACTTTGAGCAGGTATCATAACACCTTGACGAATCTCACGGGCAAGGAACTCAGCCTCAAACTTGTTTAGGTTATGCTGTTCTTGTAGTCCGCTGCTAGCAGCTACGCTGTCATAGAAATCAGCCGTGTCAAATTTTAAACCAGATCGCTCACCACCAAGGGTGTTACCTAGTATACCTCTAAGGCCAACATCAGACATGGCTTTGTTAATAGCGCCCATAGATGCAAAGCCAAAGCCACCACCAAAGTTAGTGTTCTTGTTGTGGCTAGCGAGGTAAGGCAACCCGTTCACATACACACCTATAAAGTTAAGTGTACCTGTTGCTATTGAACCGCCCAACTGGAACAAACTTGCGTAAGACCTGACCCCAGATGCTAGCTTAGTAGCTTCGAAGTCGGACATAGATACGTCGCGGTTGCTATTTAGAAAGTCTACACCCTTAGCTGCTTCTGCATGGTACTCGTTGCCGTAGTTGGTTCCGCCCCGTTGAGTGTTGTCCACCATACTCTTTAGCTCTGAGTACTCTCTTTGCGCATCTGCGCGTTGCTCTTGGCTAAGGCGGGGGTCACTAGCACTGTCCTCGAATCTTTTTAGTCGAGCCTTTGTTTCGGGGTCATTCATATACCACTTAGCCCTAGATGACTTTAGGTTTAAGTTCATAAGATTGGTTAGTACAGGAGCCAACTCGGTCTTGGCTATAGACGAGGCGCGTCTGTCTATGTGCTGCGAGGCAGCTAAGATACCGTCTAAGTCTCCACCGGGGGTAAAGCTACGCTCAAGACGTTGACGTGCGCTTGCGTTCTGCTTTGTGAGTCCTGTTACCACACGCGCCATCTTTTCTGGCGGCAGGTTTATATTAAAGAACTGAATACCACGGACAAAATCGTTTAGGTTTAGTTGCGGTGGCCCTGACACGCTGTCTAGTACGCTCTCGGATACGGCTTCTAGCGTAACGCTTTGCGTGGTGAACTCACCAGTGTTGGGGTCTTTAACCATGGCTTTAAACGTAGTCTCGTTGCCCATGTCTGTGTTAAATAGTTTAGCTAAACGCTCTGCTTCGCTAGCTTTCTGCACCTGCTTATACACAAGGAGTTCTTGATGCGAGTCTAATAGCTGGACAGGCTTGCCATTCATCATGGCCTGTACCCTAATCTGATAGCGGCCTTCACGTAGTATAGGTATATACCCTGTGGCTATTGACCTCTTGGTGTACACATCAGACTCTCGGTTTAGATAATCTGACAGCATAACTCTACGAATTTCTTCTTGGAGTAGGTATTTATTACCAGCTTCGAATACCATGCGGCCTCGTATGCTATCTAGTTGTTCAGTAATAGCAACGCCTTTGCCGTCTTTGTAGTAGGACTGGACCTTAACACCTTTGTCTTTAGTGGCCCCTATAAGGTATTTGTTCACATCCTGTACAAAATCTTCTGCGTTTTGCATGGCGTCTGAGTCAGGAGTTCGCATACCCTTGGCGTCTACAACAGTATTTTCTGTGTACAGTACGCCCATATAGTCAATCAAGCCACGGATCACTGACTTATCTTTAGTCGTTAAGGTCTCCCCGTCTTTAAGCAGGTCACCCATGTTTGCGGCAGAGTTAGCCTTCTCTTGTAAGTACGCTTTATATTTAGCTTTTAGTAACGATAGCTCGGTACTGACCATAGCTTCTCGAACTTGTTTGTACGCAACATACTCTATGCTTGTTTCGGTTAGACCAGCTATGCCTTTTACTACTTCGGTTTGGGTTTGCGCTTCGTTGTTTTTGTCTACGTACTTGTCTTCGTATGTATAACCGTCACGTAGTTCTTCGAAGCTGCGCGTACCCATAGCAACCAAGGCTTTTAGTTCTGTCTCTTGTACTTCTAGTTGCCCCCCTTGGCCTACCCTAAACAAAGCCATCTTACCCAGACCCTTGCCCTCAGATAAGTCTATACCTTTGCGTTGACCATCGTACAGCATCTCATTAACCTTGGTAGTCTGCTTCTCTGTTATAGACCCGTACCCAAGAACAGTACGGTCAAGCGCCATACGCATTACGTCATTGGCTTTGATACGGACCTCACTGGCTATCTCACCATGGCGCATAAACAAATTGTGAGCTTCTTTAAGTCCTGCGTTCTTACGCGCACGGTAGTTAGACAGACTTAGGTACTTAGAACTAAACCTGTCCAAACCATCCTTGATATCTTTAAGCCTACCTTTGTCAGTTACATTGCTCCATATATCTTCCCAGTTTGTTATAGGGTTTCCTTGACCCATAACTCTAGCTTGTATGATGTTAGCCGTACGCATGTCCGTTGCAGGAGCAAACCTACCAGTACTTGTTGTGCCAGTGTTAGTGGTTACGTCTCTGTACTGTTGTGCTACCTCTTGCATGATAACTAATTTACCGTTACCTGTCGCACTTTTTCTTACGTACTTACGTGATTGATCTACTAGATAGCGCACGTCTTCGTCGCCAAACTTAACGCCTAGCTTGTTAAGAAATTTCTTAATGGCTTTTACAACGCGAGCCATGACAGACGTGTCAACAACAGCAGCATAGTCTGCAATGTACTCCTCAACAGCTTCAGCTTTACTTTGGCCATACACTTCCATGTTGCTATCAACTGCGGACTGCACCTGTGTGTCTGTGTCGTATATGGATTCCATAAGCGAATCGAATTGTGCTTTGGGTACGATACTACGTAAGCCGTAGTGACCTAATACTTCGTGGGCCATAACAAAGTTTAGGTGCTGAGCGTTAGCAATATTCTCTGAGAATATAAGTACTGTGTCACCGTTAAAGGCGTAACCAACAGCGCTTGTATTTTCAAAGTCACCTTCCGTACGCGCTGCGGCTGCTTCTTTATATAGCTTAGGGTTCCTAGCTTTAAGGTCTGCTTGGCTGCGGTATACAAATAGTTTCGGTTTGCTTTCTAGTTTAGATATAAACTGTCGTGCAAGCATACGAACACGGCCATTGGCCATGGTGCGAATTGGGTTACCGTTATCATCTACTGCGCCATCAAGTGAGAACCTACCTGACGCACGATTTTGACCAGTAGGTTTTTCTTTTATCTTATCAACAAATTCCATGATGGATGTGTTGGCGTTAGAAGCTATACCTTCTAGTGCTTCTTTTATGTTAGCAGGTGTTGCTAGTTTTTTACCCTTGGTAGCAGTGTCAAACTCTACGCCTGTGTCTTTTAGACTAGGGATAAGTCCTTGTGCTCGTATTAAAATAAATGCAGGGTTGACACCCTTACTATCCATGACGTTAATTGTTTCTACTTCTTGCGCAACAGTTAGTAATATAACACGACTGTCTTGATCCCAAACAAAATCTTCTAAATATTTTCTAGCCTCGTCACGACGTTGGATACCCTTACCTTGAGTCGGAGCAAAATACGCAGCGCGAGTTAAAGCGTATAGGTTCTGTTTATATTTAGCGCCGGTCTCTGTCTCAACAGCGTCGATCATATCCGAAATACTGCTGTCTCTAAACGTAGTCTCTTCTGGTTCTAAAGCTACACCTACAGGTGAGTTGAGCGCTATGGTAGCTAGGTCACTGTCTTTTACTGTACCCTTAATGGCTTTAGTATTTATGTTTTGCTGGTCTGATAGCGGTAAGTTATCGAACGTAGCCACGGAAGTAGGTTCTTTTAAGCCATCACGATAAGCAGCGTACGCATCACGACCTGCGGTTAGGTCTTCTTGGACTGCAACTTCGACCTCGGTTTCAGTCTCGGCAACTGGCTCAACCTCAACCTTAGGCTCAACCTCAGGCTCAACCTCAGGCTCAGGCTTAACTTGGGCTTTAGGCTTTTTTGCCGGGGGTTCCTTTTTCTTTAGCAACGGCTTTGGTTTCTTCACGGTTTCTTTTGCAGTCTTCTTAACACTTAGTTTTTTCTTACCGCTAGTAGGTGTAGGTGTAGGTGTGCCATCAGGCTCGTTAGGGTTACGTATCAGTGGCTCACGCTGACCGTTAGGTTGTGCCTTGGTTTTGCGCAGCTTATCGAACAATGCTTTGTCAGCAGTGTTATCTCGTACAGCTTGGACCCACTCTCGTTGAGCGTTCATCTTTCTGGAGTCGAGAGTAACCGGGCTAGATAATTTTTTACGGCTATCGTTAAACGTATCCCACTGAGTTGTGGCGTCTACGTACTCATCTACTGTTAGCGTAGCGTCAAAGGCTGCATCCGATACTTGTTGCTCAGCTGCATCAAAGTCTGCATCTTTCTGCGTCCTAATAACTACAGCCTGTCTTTGGTCTTCTTGTGACTGCCGCATAGCTTGTAGTAGTGGGTTAAGCCCTTCAGCCATGGCTGTGGTAACAGGAGGTCCCGGAGGCAAGGCACTTACGTTTACAAGTGGTTGTTCTACTGTATCAACAGGAGGGTCTATTGTAGGGAGTAAAGCCGTCCTACTATTTGCAAGTTGGTTTGCACCCGCCAATATTTGTTGCTGTGTTATTGGTTCAGGTTGTCTAGTTGGTTCAGCTATGCGCGTTTGTATGTTAGGAGCCGACTGACTAAAACCGTCTGTTACAATATTTGCTGGGTCTTGTGCTGCCGCTTGTTGGAAACCTGCTGCCATATCGGGAGTTAAACCGCTAGGGATAATAGGTGTTTGGACAACAGGTGGGACACCTACTGGGGTTATAGCCACGGCTGGTGGTACTGATAGTTCAGGCTTAGGCTGACGTACATTTCTGGGGTCGGGTAGTGCAGCTGGGCCACTTTGTTCTGGTGATAATAACTGTCTTGGCGGTTCAGTAATTGGTAACAATGGACCTTGGGTATTTGGTACAGTTTTATCTTCTATAGCTAAAGGAGTAGTGTCTGGTGCAGGTAGCGCTAGCTGTTCTACTTCTGGTTCTACTTCTTGTTGCGTAGAGTTGCCAGTTAGTACATCAGCGGTTTGACCCCTGCGTAAGTTAACAACACCACCGATAGTTCCACCGACTGTGAAGCCAGCTACAGCAGACTCTATAACACGCGATAAGACCTCATCATCGGAGTACTTTTCGTACTGGCTACCCGCACCCATGGCTAATAGTTCTTGGCCTGCTTCGGTTGCGCCTTCTAATACGCCACCTACTGCTACGCCTTTAGCTAAACGCTTTGCAAGACCACCACCTACACCAAGGCCGAATAGTTTACCTGCACCAATAGCTTCTGGTATTGTAGATAGGATAGCGTAAGGAATACCAAGCGCAGCTGCCATAGCTCTAGCACTAGCGTCGTCAGGTTCTGCACCACGTTCGCGCTGCTCGTTATAAACATCCGCCGTACCGATAGCGTAGTTGTTCATGGCTGTAGCTGCACCTGCGCCACCTAATTGTGCTAACGCTTTACGTTGTGAAGCACTAAGACTTTTAGCGCCACCTTTTGCGTATTGTTCAGCAGCTTCTTTAGCTAGTTTTTTAAAGCCAGCCTTAGTAAACATAGCACCGACACCTGCAAGCGCACCGCCCAATGGGTTAGCTGAGGCTACTGTACCTGTGGCAAATCCTGCAAGACCTACACCTATGGTCTCAATAATATTTGGTCCTTGCTGTCCGATCATAGACACAGCGTATTCAATAGCACTGATCTCACCGGACGCTACGTCAGCGGCACGAGCTTGGAAGGGTGATAGTTCTTCTTGTCGTACTGCTGCACGGTTTACTATGCCTGAGCCTAGTTCCTCTGCCCCTGCAAACTGTAACCCAGCGCCACCTAAAGTCTTTAGTCCTTGTGTACCTATTTCAAAACTACGTTTAAACCGTGTACCAAGAGTAGGGTTTTCTATACGATCTAGGTAGTCGGTGTATTGTGCTTGTGATATATTTTGCCATACGCCAGCTGTCTTAGGTTCTTGGCTAGGCCCATCTAAATAGCCTTTAGACCGTACGGCATCGGCATAATCATCAGCATCAAACTCAAACCCATTGACAGACATCTTGCCAGCTGTCGGGTCAAACGCAATTCTAGGTCGTGGCGATTCTTTTAGTTTAGGAGCAGCGTAATCAAAATCGCCCATCAACTGTTGGGTACGCGCTTGCGTGTCTGCCATTAAAGAACTAGGAGTACCTAGGTTGGGAGAACCAGCGCCGCCTGCACCAAAGGCTTGGTCCGCTAGACTAGGAGCTAAATTACCTAGGCCGGTACTAGCTGTAGTACTATAGGGGTCAGTAGGTCGAGGGCTTAGCCCAATCCCCATGGCCTTGTTTATACCTAAACCTTGCGCTAGTGTACGGTTTACCATGTATTAAGTCCTTAGTACTCTTGGTTAGCGACACCTTTATCGCTTACAGTTATCCTATATTCTTGAGTTACCACGCCATTCAATACAACATCTTGTAGGCCGTACGTTAGCACTGCTGTACTATTTGGTACGCTAGCTATAGCTACTTCGCCTACAACTTTCCAGTCATAACCTTTTAGTGAAGCCTTTAGTTCTTCTAGCGCCGCGTCTTTTTTACCTGTAGCCCAAAGCTCTGAAGTTTTTTCTTGTATTTTAAGGTTACTCTCAAACTTTTTAATTTGAAATTCAGCAGTTTGAGCGGCGGCTGCGGTTAGCGCTGCTGCATTTGCTTTCTGGTAGTCAAGATCGTAACGTCCACGGAAATCTATTATGAGTTGTTCTCTACTAACATTAGTAGACCTTGGATCATCCGGTTTTCCATTCTTTAATATTGTGTAAGTACCGTTGGAGTATGGTTGTAGCGCGTATTCAGTTCCAAAATTTTGTGCTAGCCAATTTGCTAATACTTGATCGTCACCCCTGTTAAACGCAGACAACATAGTCATACCATCCAGATAAGTTCTACCTACATTTACCATGCTTAGAGCAGCTTGCGTTTCCATATACAACGCAGTGTTGTTAGTACGGGCAGCATCGCTAAGCTGTATGTTTAATCTAGCACGTTCTGATACAAGTTGTTTTAAGTCTTCGTTAATTTTTTCGTCGTTAACCAAGTACGCTGCAGACTTAGGTGTTCGTGTCATAACACTATTGGTAACTACGTTTTGTGGCATCACAAGACCAGCTGTAGACTTGGTAGCTACCGCCGCTTGCTTATCTACTGGGATTAGATTGCCACCACTAACATCAGCAGGTTGCGTAGTACTTTCTTCGGGGTTTATTTCTGGAACTGTAACAGCATCTAAAATAAGTCGTTGGTAACTACCTACAGGGTCCGCAGCAAATGTGGGTATTAAGTCTGGGTTAGCAGTTAAAAATCTAGAACCTTCAGTGGACATCCACTTACTTGTTGCATCAAAAAGTTTACGACGGGCTGCTTCCGCTGGGCTATCTGTAAAATAACCTGCCATACGACCAAGAGCGGTGCCGGTGGGGCCGTAAGTACCACTGCTTATACGGGTTCTTATTTGAGAGATAGCTGTAGCAATTTCGTTACCGCGCATTAACTTATCTATGTCTTGCGCAAATTGAGTTTCTTCTGTGTTCAACTCTCTAGGTTCTTGAACAGTAGGTACATCATCTTGCGATATAAGACCCTGCCTAGCAGCAGCTGCTGCTAACTTTGCAATTATGGCTTCATCCTCAACACTGTATACATGATTCTCTCCGGTCACGCCGGGTTCGTCGGTAAAATAAATTCTAGAAAATTTTCTAGTGTTTTTATCTATTACCAGCGTTGGGCCGAAGATGTTATTAGCGCCGCCTTCTCTGTCAAATGTGCTAAAATAAATTTTAGACCCACCGGCTGTTGGGTATAAAGCACCAACGCCTGATGCTTTATTGTCATCGTTTATTTCTCCTACCCAATCATAACTGTCGTTGTAGCGTATTGGGTTCTCTATTGTATTTCTTTGCACAACAGGTACCACTGCAGGTTGTTGCTCTACAACAGGTTGCTCTACAGGTTCCACTACAGGTGTAAGTACTTCTGTGGATAAAGGTAATCTACCGGTATACTTAGACGTCCAGAGGTTAGCAAACTCTGCGGCAGACATGTCTTCAGTACCGCCATTTTTAGTTAATGCACTTTTGGCTGCTAACGCTGGGTTATTAGAGTTTTGATATGCAACTTCTAATACACGTAAAACGTCTACATCTCCATGTTTTATTAGCAGTCCTGCGCCTCTTGCACCTTGCTGGTGCGCTAGGTATAGTTCAGCGCCAGTGGGGGGTCTACCAAGTATCCTTTGTAGTTCTAAAAAATTATCTTTAGCAAGTTTTGCAGCGGCTACTGAAGATGCTTGCGGATCATTAACATTTGTTAGACCGTACTGTTGCGCAGTTGCAGGCATAAACTGAAACAAACCTTGCGCACTAGAGCCTGCAGCGTTAGGTACGCTAGCTTGAAAACTACTTTCCAAACCTGCGGTAGTCTCTAAGTACCCATCGGGCAAACCATATTCTGTTTGTAGCTGTGTCCATAGTGGTCTAAATTTTATACGTAATTGTGTACTAGCTGGTAGAGGTTCAATGTTACCGCCATCAGCAGCTACGGGTACAGTAGCAGCGGCAGGTAGGGTTCCGCTAGTGTTTAGCCCTCCAGTAACAGCGGCAGGTAGGGTTCCGCTATTGGTTATCGTTGCATCGGTGGTAGGTGAAAACTCAACAGGTTTTACAGTTCCTGTTTCAAGCACCGGCTTTTGAGTAGAAACGCTAAGTCTATTTATACGATCAACTCTTGCTGCTTCTGCACTTCTTAATTGTTTTAAGGCTAATTCGTTTTCCTCAAGCAGTTGGCCACTACGCTGTTGTGCTAGTCTAGTAGTATCTAAAGCCAACGCACTTTGAGCTTGTGCCTGACGCTCACGCGCAGCTTTATCAAGAGTTTCTGCCGCAGATAAACCCGAAAGTTTACCCAGTCCTGCGCCAAGTTGTGTGACGGTGGCGTATGATGGTCCTGCCATAGTACTATATCCCCTTACGCATTACCCGTGATAGAACCAAATAGTTCTTTATTTTTGCTACCAGTTAAGTCGCCTACACCGAATGCGCTGCCTACGCCATACACTAGATCGTTTTGCGCTTGACGTCTACGCTCAGCTAAATCGCTGTACATAGGCATTGCTAGTCCAGCGTAGCCTTGAGGTGCAGCGTCAGGTAGTGCTTGGTTCGCTGCTGTACGATAGCGCATTTGTGCTGCATCGCCACGTTCTTGCTCTGCTGCTGCTGCGATTGTTGCCGTGTTAGTACTGTCTATTAAACCAGCGCGACGGGTAGCGGCTGCACGATCAGAAGATTGGCCACGGGTGTCTTCAGCAAGATCACGTTCAGTTCTAATTTTAGTTTCTGCGTACGCACCCTCTGGGTTTGCAGCTTGTTGCTCAGCAGACTGCATAAGAGCCGCAGCGTTAGCTACTTGTTGCTCGAACAAGGCGCGGTTCTCAGTAGCCATGCGTTGTAGTTCTGCTTTGCGTAACTCAACCAACTGTACTTCTTCGTTTGTTAGCCCTGTTATGTCTGGGTCTGCTGCCAAGGCTAGGGTGGTTATTCTAAGGAGAGTATCTGGGTTAGTTAGTTGTGTAATAGTACTAGTAAGCCCAGTTGTCACAGCTTGTGTTATTGTAGGTTGTACCAATGCGCCTGCGGCAGTTACTGTTGCTCCGTTAGCTAGTGTGACGCCGCCATCAACTGCTGTACCTGTTACAGCTAGTCCGGTTTGACCCGCAGTATTTAGTGCTGCCGTAGTAGCTCCCGGAGCAGCATTAAGTTGCGCTGAGGTTGCCGTTGTGCCAGATGCGCCTGAGCTAGTGTTTAGTCCGACATTGCCAGCGTTAGCAGCGTTAGTAGCAACAGCAGAAGTGTACCCGCCTATGCCGCCTCCTAACCCGCCCAAAAGCGCACCTGTCTTGACATCGCCGCCCGTGACTTTAGCATTGACCGCGCCTAGTACCGCTCCTACCCCCGCCGATGCAATGGTAGTTCCTATTGTTGCTGCCGCCGTTGCACTAATAGCTGATGCCCCAAGGGAAGTTGCGACGGTGGTTAGTGCCGCCGATGCTCCGAGACTCGCGGCTATCGCTGGCGCTACGAAAGGGATGGCTACTGCCACTGCTATTGCTACTACAGCTTTTAAAACTTTTGCCATCTTACTCTCCTATAGAATCATTCGCACATACGTGCATGTTTTTGTGAACCCAAATTGTTTTAGGTAGTGCTTAGCTCGTTTTTCAGTACCATATGTGTCAAGAACTTTAACCTCATTGGCTCTAAGCCAGTCTAATATGGACGTCCAATACTCGTCCCTGTATTTTAATATACTTTTACCAGCCATCGCTAATAAGTCTGCACCTTTTCTGTTGTTAACAGTATGAAACTGTATGGCCACTACGCACTCAGGTTTACCGTTGTCCGTAAATATAAACAATACGCACTGATCTGTTTGCGCCATGCAGTATATATCACCGGCAGTAACGTCGTCTGATGTTATCTCGTTGCTCTCACAAGACGCAGTAAGCAGAGGCTCTAGCCAAGTCCACAACTCATCGACCCGTTCAGGCGTTAGTATTTCTATATTTAAATTACGCTTTGTCACTCATCGGACCTTTGCTAATCATACTTTTAAAGAACGCTGTACCTTTTTCTTCGACTAGCCACCTAGGTATAACCATTTCTTTTTCGTGAGCCATGATAGGTACTTCACCTGTAGGAGAATTACTGGTAGGTACTTCACCGCCCATACCCATAGATGGCATAGGTGCTTGCATACCGGGGGCCATAGGTGCTTGCGCAGGTGCCATAGCATTTTGTTGTGTTGGCGCGTTCTGCCCTGTGCGAGCAGCTACGATAAGGCCAAAGATAAGCCCCTCGTCGTACTCTGGAGATATGTCTTGCTCTGTAGCTAAGCCCTGCTGGATAGCGTACTGCCTTATCTGCGAGTACATAGCAGGGTTACGAAGTGCCGCAGTAGCCAGTTGTGCGGCTGTGTTAAGTTCTTGCGGTGTAAGCTCGCCAGATTGCATCGCCTTATTAATAGCTTCTTGTACTTGAGCTACCTCTTGGGGACGAGTGTTCATAAACTCTTGGATTTGCATCTCTAAAACATTAGAGTTTGTAGGTTCTGCCGGTGCGCCAGAGGCACCAGCGCTCATAGGTTGTAGTCCACCGGCACCTTGCGAACCCGGAACAGGCATACCGCCCGGACCTACTTGGCCACCCATTTGGTATTGTGGTAACGCAGCGCCATTCATAGCACCAGATAAACCGCTACCGGGAGGCGTAACCTGTGTAGGGGACGGCATGTTCATAATCCCCTGCAGTACTGATGGTCTACCGTATTGCTGTGCCATGGCCTAGCTCCTCAACTGTGTTATGAGTAATTGTACAACAGCGCGTAGTTGCGCTACATCGTTTGCAAGAGACTGTACATCTATCACTAGGTTTGTATAGTCTTCTAGTACTGGGACACTTGCTTGTCCTGTTACAGTGACTGTATCACCGCTAATACTAAAACTGGTAAGCACGTTAGTACCTGCAGCCGCAGCTGAAACAGCTGTCATTACTTGCGCAGGTGCGTCTGCAAGATCAACTTGCCCCTTGGTTATGGCCTTACTGGCTAGGTCAGATTCGCCACGGATACCCGCTAATAGCTCTACATTCTGTTTAATAGTTGAAAACATCTGCGCCTGCCATTGGTCTACACCTGTAGTGGGTACAGCAGGGATACCGGTATATCTAGTTACAAACGCCATTATACTTCTCTTAGACCCGTGGGTGTATCTGCAAGATGGATTGATCTTACACGTACAACGCTTTCGATTTCTACCTCAAATGTATCCGATTTATAGCCCGAAGGCAATCTAAAGGTTTTACTGCTTGACAATGAGGTTGTAAACTTTAGCGCTTTATCCACGTATAATCGGAAAGTAACCTCGTCATCACCGTCCCAGCGTATAGTTGTGTCTTCCCAGTCATCAGTTACAGCGTCCCATTTAGCAGTAGTATTAGCTGTGTAGTCTGCCACTACTTTGGCCGCGCCTATATTAAGCGGGTTCGCTGCTACGATAACTTTGGACTTCCACGTATAGTTAGATAGCGGCTGAGTGCTGTCATCCCATTGAAGTACGTCACCATCGACACCGTTTACGTAATACAGTACGTTTGTAAGCACATCATACCAAGCGGCTGTAAAGCTGTAGGTAGTATCCACAAAGAACCCGCCAGCTTTTTCGTCTAGTTCAAATATTATACTACCGTTTGAGTGTGACGCAAAGTAAGCATCGTTAAAATATGTACCGCGTAAAGTGCTAGGCACAAGGTCAGCACCCCATGTATCACTATTATATAGCGCTTTTGTGGCTAATTGCGCACCTGTTGTGGTAGAGTATAGCGCAATACCATCGTGCGTTGCGTACATGACACCCACTCCAGTGTTGACAATACTGTTCTTAGAAAGACAGGGGAACCTAGCATCTGTACGTGTTACGGTAAATACTGCGGGGTCACTACCAGAAACAATGTAGGCATAAGCATCAGTCATAACAATTAGCGAGCCACTAAACAGGGCAAAGCCAACTACCTTGTCTTCTAATACAAGTTTAGAACTCTCCGGCCATGCGTGATACTGCCCCGGCTCTGAGAAAAATACCTCGTTGTTTACAAAGCCCGCTAGTACATTGTTCTGTACAGCCGTAAGACCTTCTAGGTTAGCTGGTGGGGGTAAGAACAAGTTTGTGTTTAGCGTATTGCCCAAACTAGTAACAGCAAAATCATCTATGAATGTGTAGTTGCTTTCGCCCCAGTACCTAGCAGTATCCGTGCCGGGGTTCTCAGAGCTATCGTGGTATAGCGTTCCAGTTGCAGATGTAGCAGATACATTAGATGCTGTTTGGGCAAATTCAAAAATGTAGTCATCTATAATCTCAGTGACTACGCCGCCAGCAATGTTGAACGAAGAGTTAGAGCAGTTAGCTAGTTTGAAGTAAGTACCTACAGATAAGTTATGGGGTGAGCCAGTGGCAACCCTAGACACGTTACTGGTTCTCTGCACGTTTGCAACAGCAGTAGGGAACCACAGTGTAGCAATACGTAAATAGTCGGCTGTGGTAGTGCCGGTAACAGTTCGGTACAACCGTATACCACGAACAAAGTTTTTACCGGATGGCTTAGCCGAAGGTAGATTAGTAACAGTTACAACTTGGCCTTCCCTTATAAACAAGGGTTCGGACGGCTCTGAACCTATAGATTCTTCAGACCACGGGGTGAACCATGCGTACAAATAGTTACGAGATCGTATAGTTCCAGCTAAATCTACCTTACCTTCAGCATTAGTTGACGTTGTGACAGGGAACCCCGGACTTGTATATGTAAGAGTAGTTGTTGTAGGAGCGTTAACTTCAATAGACCGTGCGTTAAAAGATCGTAGGTCCCACTCTGCGTTTCCGCTTGTGCTTACAGACGTAACAGATGTTACTGTAAAGCTGTTAGCATTGACCTTAGTCATAGTATAAACGCCGCTTGCAGCAGTACCTGACGTGAACCTTAGAATTATTTGAGCGCCTGTAACTAGGCCGTGAGCCTGCATAGTAACTGTAATAGTAGTACCTGACTGTGCGTACGTACCGTCGTCATGGGTAAATCCTGTAACGGTTGCTAAGGCACCAGACTTTAACCCGTGTACGCCGTTTGTTGTTAGGGTTACTACGCCACTGGCATCCCTAGAAAAATTAGTTGTGGCCTTTGTACTGAACTCTCCAGCGGATGTTGCTACTACAGTCTCAGGTAGTGGTAATCCTAGGTCATAGTAGTCTAGCGGAAACGGCTCGCTCCCTGTGGTAGCTAGTAGATATGTACTTACTTTTGGTACACCGTCTCCTGAGTAGTAAAACCTTTGTTCGTCAGCATCTGCTGCGCCAGAGGGGGTGGCAATGTCTACGTCAGTTAACCAAGATAGCCATTTTAGCTCGCCAGTGCCGGGCGTACGCAGAGCATGTAGTTTTTTTATAGTTCCATTTCGCTCGGTGTTATCTACAATAACAGGTGTTGGGTAGGGGATTAAGTCGCCAGAGTACAACTTGATATTCGTAGCTATTTGCGCAGAAGTATTCGGCAGTAGCTCTGGAGCTACTTTAGGTGCCTTACCTAAAAACTTCTCTATCTTAAACCCCGGCATACTACACCATCAGTTCGAAATGTGGGCCATCAATAAACGGACGTCGGCCTTGTGTGCGGCGCTCATCAATGTAACTGTTCATGGCGTCTTCCATGGTGCCGTCTTGAAACTGAGCTATATTTGAAACTGTCCAAGCTGCGCCCCACCTAATAGGGACGTCTACTTCTCTTGCAGCATCGGCCATAGCATCCGCAATATCATCATAAAGATTTAATTCCCAAGATGCACGGCTACCAATATAAGCCATTAGGTCAACAGCGTAGCCTTGAAGGTGTTTAGACTTCATCGTCTGTGATGCTCCTTTTTCAACAAGAGCCTTTTGTTCTTCTAGCGTTCTCATACCACATATAACACCAAAATCTATTTTTGTTTTGTGTATGGCTGCTTTAACAACCGCAACAAGCCGTGGGTCTAAACCCTCTAACTTGGCTTCGCTTCGCGTACTTAGTTTAAAAGTCATTGTTCTATCCTCACAATTAGACAGGCGACGATCATATTGTTATTTGTTACCATAACCTTTGCCTGTTCTTTATACTGTTCACATACAGTTCTACTACTAAAACTGTTTAATTGATAGTAGTTGATGGGCATACCCACAACAAACTGTATCCAAACGAGTACCCACACTTACTTACCAACTTTTTTAACACGCTCAAATGAACGCATCCCTGCCAACCCCAACATCCCAGTTAAAATTGGAAGCATGGTGGTCATCTCTGCCTGCGGGATTATAAACCCGAACCCAGCACAAATTGGAGAGATAAGGAAGTTAACCATCAAACCTAAGACGCAAACGTAACCACACAAAGGACGCCAAGATGCCTGAAACCAGTTGCCAGAAGCCTCAGCTTTGTTAACTTCTATCTGCGCTAACATCGCCGCCTGCGCGTGTCTATCGGCCATCGTACTAAGGTTATGAGCCAACTCCGCAGCTTTGTCTTTATCTTGTATGAATTTGCCAGCAAGTTCTGTCGCTGGTCCAATCAATGCGCTAAGTATACTCATTTTTCCATTGCCCTATCGTCATAAGATATTGAAGTCTTCTTCTTGTCAGACTTACCAGCGTAGGCGTTGAAGCCCATGAACGCCGCCACGACTCCACTAGCCGCTATCACATACACAGATGCGATATCAGTAATTAATGTTGCTGCCTTATCAAAACCTAATACTGAGGCAAATAAAATAATAAACGGATATACCAGCATACCAATACAGCACCAGACAACTAGCATTCGCTCTGTGTTTCTCTTGAGGTCTTGGTCAGCTATTTCCAAGCGTTTGTCTTGAAGTGCCAAACTATTCCATTCATCTATACAGATAGAGCCATTGGAGTCTAAGTCTGCTTTATTGAACTCTGTCATGTTTGGCGCTCCATATTTTTGCGAAGCCAATCGCAATACTCTTGTCACGGGTTATTATGACTATTTTACCTAATTTGTCTACAACGACCCACTTGCGTCTATACTCTAAAAGAAACACTCACCATTTGCCTTGCTTCGCGCCAATTACATACACGACAACGAACAAGATTCCCGCACCTGCAAAACAAGCCAACAGCCCAATGGCCCAGTTGATGCAACTATCAATAAATTCTTGTTGTTTGTATACTGCTTCTCTTTGAGCCTTGCGCTGTTGCGCCTCAATCCTGACAATTTCTTTCCAAGCCGAAGGCCCATAAGTCCAAGAAATATGGGCGCGGAGTTCCTCACGCATCTCTGCGAGCTTCTGCTTCTTAGTCCAGATGTCCAACGCCGAAGCCTGTGTGTCGGAAAACATCTTATACATCGGTGGTTTCTTGGCTTGCTCGTCAAGAAAGTCCATGTCGGAAACAGCTTTAGACCATTGAGAAAGAGTGCTTCCCATTGACGTAATATCTTTTCCAACCGCAATCGCCTTCTTTAATCCTGAAAATGCCATGCTCGCCGCAGAGAACGCTGTAATAGGATCAATCATAGAAACGGCACCTCATAACTGCACAGTAGTACTTAGCTCATCTTGCCCAATACTGAAATTAGTAGTGCTATAATAGTACCTGTAGCGGCAATCATAATAGTTTCCATACGTTTGACGCGGCCAAACAAATCTTTAAACTGAATTTTTACTTCGGTTTTTATTTCAATGACTTCTTTTTCCAAACCGTCAATCCTCTCATGCGCGGATGATACTGTTCTTTTGTCCATTTTTTAACCTTACGTAGCTTCTTGAATTGTTAGTGTGCCAGCATCTACTTGACGTAGTATTTCTGCGTAGTGGCGATTGGCTGGGTCCATTGGGGCTGAGATATATTGACCGTCTATAGTTGCTTGAACTGTACAATTCACACTATCAAATTGTATGTACTTTGCATTTGTAATTATCATTACATTATCCATAGTTATAACTCCGCATCTGCTGTGAAGGTAAGGTCATAAGCGTCACCTGTTGTTAAGCTACTCATTCCTGTTGCAAAACCAAAACTATTTAGACCAATATTAGCCGCAGCAGCACTACTGGTTGTAGCTCCATCAGAGGTCTTGCGTATCTGCCCAGCCGTGCCGTTTCCTGCGGAAAAAAGAGAAATAGTTGGAGCAGCCCTCATTGTTTCTTTGTAGACAAAAGAGCCAACTACCCCGTTGACATTAAACGCTTGACAGGCAGTGTTTCCTGTTAAATCACTCGCTGCGGTTGGTCTATAATAATACCTTTGGCACTTAGCTAACGTGGTCCCGTAGTTTTCATGCTCGAAGGGGGTTGCCTCGCCCGTGGGAGAGACTTCAACTTGAACGCCTGTAATTTGGAAGGTTGCGCCTGATGTGCCAACAACTTGTACTGATCCAGACGCTGCAAAATCAGCCGATTGCCAAGCGTTAGCCGTTCCAACTTGGCCGGACCCGTAACCTAGAGTAAATAAAACTCTAATACCGCTTGTATTGCCTGTGTTCCAAGTTCCAGTTGTACTACCGGGTACAGTAATAGTTTTATACTCCCAAGTATTTGCAGAAGATATGGCGTAGGTGTAAATGTAGTTTTGGCCCCCAGCTAAAACCCCGCTGAAAGTACCTGTTAATGAACTTCTTACCCAAAAAGACAACGAAACGGTTTTTGCGTTTGAAGTTCCCCAGTTTAGTTGGGCAGAATTAAACCCCTCAACGTGTTGAGAAATTGAAACCGTTTCGTTAGTTCCGGGAGAATAAGCACTTAAACTTGTTAGCCCTAAGTATTTCGTAAACCCAACGGGGGGTGTCACAGAAGATTGATTCTGTTGAAAGCTGAACTTACCTGCTTGATCTGAGTAATACTGCCAACGATCAAGAGTGTACGTTGTGTACTGTACCAGAGAAGATATTGCAGCAGCATTGTTGCGCTGGTCAAAGACCATGGCCCCATTAATCACCATGTTACGCGAGCCGAGTTGCCCTACGTTTAGACCGTTCGGATCAATCTGTGAAACTGCCATGTTATGCCTCCAGTGCCGTGATACGAGCTTCTAATTCTAATATTGTTTTAACTAACAATGGTACTAATTTAGACTGATCTATGCTTTGTATATCTGGTACACTGCGAGTACGCATAACTGCATCAGCGGCTTCAGTTGTGACGTTACCATCAGCATCTGTGACTTCTTCAACCGCCGCTGTAACTACATACTCTTCGTCACGCATTGCATCTTTAGCACCAGTGACAGCCTCTGGGACAACAGCCTGTGCCTCATGTGCGAGGAAGCCATCGACTGTAGTGTCAGCATCAACAATAAAGTTAAACCTAGCAGGCTTGAGTTGCTTGAGGCGTGTAGTTGCATCCCAATCATAGTTTACGTTTTCTTTTAGTCGGTAGTCTGATGATGTGTTGTAGGCTGTGGAGGTGCCGCTTAATGTAATAGTCCCAACTTGCCCATTTCCATTTGAAAACTGAACAACATTACTTGCGCTTGTACCTACCCCATCCAACCTCAATGCAAAAGAACCTGTGTTAGCAGAACCTACAAATAGATTAAAACCGCCGCCGCCATTAGAGAAAGCGCCAAAGTTTTTTGACCCATCAAAACCCTTAAATGATGCAAATGTATTACCGCCGCTTTTTACAAGAAAATCATTATTACCTGATTGAATGTTTATAGAAAAGTTATCAGATACTTCTGATAACTCGGTATCTACAATTTTTAAAGTACCTCCACTAACAGTAGCATTACCGTTAAACGTAGCAGCACCAGCCTCTGACATATCAAGTTTCAATGCGGTAATTGAAGCACCGCCATCATTGCCTTGAAATAGGAAGTCTCCATCTTGAACAGCTTGGTAAAGTCCTATGCTACTTCCTGATTTATAAAAATCAAGATAAGCTGTACCACCATATAAAAACTTTATATTATCCCCACCAGCATCAAGGAAAATATCCCCTGCAACGTCTAGCGTTAGGTCACCAGAGCTTACATCAATCTCTTGACCATCTATTGTAATATTATCTACAACCACACCAGCGTTGGCTGTGACTACACCTGTGACTGCTACGCCTGTGCTGGTAGTCTCAAACTTCTTTGCGTTATTATGGTAAATATTTACAGCACCATCAGCTAGACATGAAATCATATCCTCGCCAGTGTATTTTTGAATCATTACACGATCATTACCGCGAAGGATTAAACGGCCCGTGCCAGCATCATCCACATAGCTATTAGACCCATCGTGATAAATCTGGAGGTCAGACCCAGCGCCGAATATGGCTTTGTCACTGTCACCAAATATAGCATCGCCAGCGAATGTAACATCGGCAGCGAATGTACCGCCAGAGGATGCAGACACCGTGTCGGCAATCGAACTAATGTCGTAAGCTACAACCTCTAGTATGTCGTTTACTGCTGCGCCTGATCCGAGAACCACAGACGTCTTGGTGGTAGCTGTGTAATCTGTTGGTGGTAGCAACACGCCATTCAAAAACACATCGGTGTATGTCGCGTCCGCATATTTCAGCGTTAAACCGTTGCTGTCAGCACCACTAAAGGATGTCTGGCCGCTCGTGGCAGTAAAGATGAAGCGGTTCCGTACACCTACTCCCGGCTGTCGTCCTTGATATGGCATTACATGGCTCCTTGCTCTGCGTCACGCTCAATGCGTGTCATGTAGTCTTCCCGTGCAGTAACCAGTGCCACAAAGTCTGCTTGGTTAGACGGGATTGGATCAGTGAAGCTGGCATCATTCATCAGCTTGGTAGTCCACTCTTGCTGCATACGTTTCCAGCAGTTGTTTT